ACGTTTAAGTCTTGCGGGCATTCTAATTTTTGCCCGGCTTGCTGGGGCGCCGTAGCAATGCGGCAGTACCAGCAGTTTCGCGCGCTGATTAACGAAATTATGCGGCAGGGGCCGTTAGGGCGCGTGTGCGTCACGGCGTACATCACGGAGCAAGCCGTACCCGCGCCGTTCAGCGATATGTACGCGGGCGCGACAACAGAGGAAATCGGCGCAGCATGTTTGGTGCTGCGGCGCGAAATTGCGCGCTGTAAAAATTTGATTACACGGCGGCGAAAACAAATTCAACGCACGACGTTTGGGGCGTATTGGCACATTGTTCCGATTCCTGCCGAGACGGGCTGGCGCCTGCAATTTCGTCAGTTGTTTTTGTCGCCGCCCGAGACGCCACCTCCCACCGAGCGCGTGCGCGCACTTAATACGCGTGTTTTTCGAAAGAAAACAATTGCGTTGTCTGGCGGTAAGAACTGGCAAGAACGCCGGCTTGATGCCGCGGAAAATGATATCAATGACATGATGGTCGAGTTCTTGCAGTACCCCGCCGAGTTGCTGACTGAGCAAATTGATTTGGCTGCGGTGGCGCTACACGCGACCGCCAAGCAAAGAATGCTGGGCGGCTATGGCGCGTTTCGAAGCGCCGGCAGCAGCCTGTTAAAAAAGATGCGACAGCAGGAACAATCCGAACATGTCCGACAGCGGCGCGCCTAAGCAACCGGTGCGGCAAAATAAAGTTCGCCGTAACGCTGAGTCGTTGCGGCGGTACGGGCGCAACCCGCGGCAGGTGTGGCATGAGTATCCAGCCGTAAAAGCACGGCTTGTGTACGCCTGCAACCTTCTCTTCAACGGCGACGCCCACGAGTTCGCTGCGGCTGTTGGGGTGTGCTACCGGCATTTTTATCGCGTGCTGTATGGGCACTCTCGCCTCAGCGTTAGCATGGCTGCGCAGATCGTCACAAAAACCGGCATCCGCGCCGAGTGGCTGTTGAGCGGAGCCGGCGACATCTGCTCGCCGGCGGCTGCCGGAGAGCACCTAGTTTTGCCGCCGCGGATGCAGAGTAGTTTTCGGTTGTTTGATGCTGCTGCGCACAACCCCGGGACCGAATTTTTTCCTGCTGAACTTATATCTTTTGCTGACGCACCTGTTTCAAACTTACAGTCTTACGAAGCCGCTGGTATTTCCATATACGCAGCGCATTCCAACCAAAAGCCTGTTGGGTTTTTTTTAGGTAGCGAAATATTTGCCGCTCCTGCGGCGCACATAGTGGCGCCGTTTTTCGACGCACGCTACGCCGATTTTTTGGTGCTAACGCTGGCAGCCGCGGCGCACGACATTCAAGCCACGCACCCCGAGCAGCCGATAGATATCAATTCCGTCGCCCGTTTTGCGGCGGCGCGCGGCATCGGTTACGGCGAAGCGCTGGGTCTTGTTGGCCTAAACCGCGGCGGCGATCGCAGCAAGAGTCTGCTGGCGACTGTGCTCGACAAAAGCCTGCCAGCAGTCGTTGCCGTCGAGATCGGCGAACTGGGCCGGCACACAAGCACGCCTGTTCGCGGCGCGGAGACCGGCGCCGCTATTGGCGCCGCCGCATATACCGACCTTTTCGTCTACACCGAACAACTGAGAAATTTCTTTGGCAATCCCGGCGGCGTCATGATCGTTGCCGGCGACTGCGTTCGCGGCGTTCGTTTGTTTTTAGCGCGGTTAGAGTCGCTAAAACTTGTTGAGCCCGCACAATCTGGATTTACATTCGTTTTATTTTCTAAGCCGGACGACACACTTCAAACAGAAATTCAACTCCGCGGCGGTCACGTCATCTTTTTAGACCCACCAACAATAACGACGATAAGTCAGTTATTTCAAACATGCAACGACGTGTACGCGGGAAAGATTAACCATGAACGACGAACACCCTATCGCGACAGCATTTGACAGTTTTATTGATAATCTCGCCGGGCACGAAACGCCTGACAAACTATTTTTTACGGCCGGCATTGTTGAACTGCTGCGGCATTCAAAATCTTCTAAGACAGGGTTTGCGCTGGCGGAGTTGCTGGCGAGCCTGCCGGCCGTCGAATGGAGTCGGATTCCGTTTTCTATTACAAAGACCATATTGTCTGACAAGTACAAAAAGATGGTCAGGCAACTTGGCGTGCCAGAAGAACTTGTCACGGCCGTTCTGCTGACTGGCTTGTGTGATTTTCTTGCGCACATCGAAGAGCAACCGCCGACAGAAGATTTGCTTCAAATACTGGTCTGCGAAATAGCCCGCGCCAACGCAGAGAAGCCGGCGCTCTCCGACGCGCCCAAACCTTCAGAACTTTTCAATCACTGGATGGTGAAGCGCGTGTTTGATCCCGCTGAAATTGACGATGACACGTTGACAAAAATTGACGCTGAACTGGTTTATTTTTCCGCCGCGCTTGCAAACGGCCATATGGGTCCGGACATTCGCGGCCTTGCTTTTGACAACGGCACAAACCAGTATTTTGTGTTGCTGGAAAGCGGCGAGTTTGTCGTGGTTCCAAAAGACTACGAGCACATTCGCATCGTCACAAAAGACGTTTTGTTTCCGGACGCGCCTACAGCGTTGTTTTTATCTGCATGTGTTGCCGCGCAGCAATTGGAGATGCATGCGGTTATTTCAAAGCCGCAAGAAGAATTTGTTGCCGCTGGTAATTTGGGCAAGCCGTTAAAACCGCTCGTACCTGCGGTTGCGTCTGTAGAAGATATCGCAGCGTTAGAGCGCGTGTTTGACATTGGCCGAGAATCTGCTAGGCTCGGCATCACAGGCGCCACGGGACCTGTGGGCGCGATTGTGCGCTTCCCGATCCCAGAAACCGACTTGATTGTTGTGTTAGACGCAAATCAAGATTCTTTAGGGCCGTATAGCACGGCCCGCCTCGTTCGCGTAAACGAGACAGGCACGGAAACCGTGCTGATGCGGCACGAGACGCCGCGCCTTTATTCGTTACGCGGCGTGTATTTGTTTCCTTTGAAAGATCAACTGATTTCACTCACCGTTATGTTTTGAGTGCTTTATGACAAACGCAGATTTTGCTGATTTTGATGACTACGAGCCGACGACCGAAGGCCTTGAGCCGTATGAAGCGTATTTGTCTGTTCGTGGTTTGTTATGCCTGAGATTTGGCAAAGAACACGGCGACGAGGTGTACGCGCTTTTGCAGCGCGCGGCACAAGGCGCCGCCGATGAGATCGACGCCCCGACGACGCCCGGCATTATTTTTAATGACGATGGCGGCGAATTCGTCGGGTTTGAGGCTAATCCCGAAAGCACGGAAGAGTACTACAACTAATGTATTTGTTTGTTGATACAGAGACGGGCGGGCTGACGCCGCAGCACAGTTTGCTTACTGTGTCTTGTATCGGCGTTGACGAGAACTTTGATATCATTTCGCGCAGCCCCCGCTGGCCGACCGGGCTGTATCTCAAACTCAAACACGAAGAGTATGCGCTTACAGCAGGCGCGCTCTCCGTGAACAAAATAAACATTGTCGACCACAACGCCACCGGGCTGACGCTTCGGGACGCGCAAACTATGCTGTTAGCGTTTTTAGACGAAATGCTGCAACTGGCGGGAAAAAAGCGGCTGGTGCCGGCGGGGCACAACGTCGGTTTTGACGTGCAATTTATTCGCGCCAATTTGCTGGACGACGCGCAGTGGGATCGTTACTTTACGTACCCTGCGTTTGACACCGCAGCGATTGCGCGGTTTCTACACGCCGCGGGCAAGCACGATGGCGGCTATTCGCTTGGCCGGCTGCGCGACAAATTTGTGCCGCACATGAATAGCGGTGATTTACATAACGCGGAGGTCGATAATTTGACGACCATTGCGTTGGCCAAAAAATTTGTCGACATGGTGCCAAAATGAAATTGTCGGAAGAGCCGGCTTCCGTTCGTCCCGCAAAGTCGCTGCCCATCGACGGCGACCCGGCGCCCAAGTCGTGAGTGGGCTGTAACCACGAGGCTGGGGACGCTTAAACAAGATGGACTCCTTTCAGGCGTGCCCCGGAAGTCGTCAACGCACGGATGCAAGCGCAGGTTGCCCGATGGTGTAACGGTAGCACAAGAGATTTTGGTTCTCTTTGTCTAGGTTCGAATCCTAGTCGGGCATTGGTTCGATAGTTTTTATCTTGCAAGGACAATAATACATGCAAGCAGGCACATCGTTACCTCCGCAACCGGCAGCGCGCGATCTTTTAGTAAAAGACGTGGTCCGCGAAATAAAAAACAACGAACTGATTAATCCGTTTTTTCAGCGCGAGTTTGTTTGGCCGGTTCAAAAACAAAAAGATTTTATCGACTACACTCTTCAAACAGGGCAGTTGTCGGCATCTTTGCACACGTACTGCGTAGAGGGCAGTTTAGTGCGGTATTTGAAGGACGGCAGACAGCGTATAACTACGTTGCGTTACGCAATCGACAGCCCAGAAAAATTCAATTTAAGTGAGGCCCAAGTTGAAGTTCTGAAACATGTTGGCGTGCACATCATGCACCGGCAACATGAAAATCACGACGTCGCGATGGTCGATTTTCAGAATTTGAACAAAGGCACAGGTCTTTTGCCGTACGATCTCTGGCGCGGCGAACTGACAAATACCGAAGTGGGCAAGCACGTTTACGAAAAGATTAAAACGGTTGTCACGCACGTGACCGCGGACCTTGCCGGAACAGACGTAGTCAAAAACAGCGATATGGCTTCTTCGCCCGGCGCGCACGGGCGTAAACGCAACGGGCAATTGCACCGCGGCGCGCTGGCTTTGTTTTACATGTGGATTTCAAAACAGCCAGTTATTGAAAACATTTTGACCCACAACACTTATTCCAAAAACGCGCAACCTGAAGTTTTGGTTGCTAATTTTATTCGCCAACAAAACTGGACTGTAGATATCGCTGACAGGGAGATTCAACGCTTTTACGACTATTTGGCCAGTGTTGTGGCTTTGGTAAAACGTAGAATAGCCGCCCGTGACGCGGCTTTTTCTGCCGCTAATAAGTTATGGGAAATACAAGCCGTACGCGCTCTTTTAAACGCAGGCGTATTTATTCATTTACGAAAAGACTTGCCTGCAACGCTGCTACAGTCGGTTGTCGACTGGTATTTGGAACGTGCGGATGGGTTCAAAAAATGGCGTTCACGGTTTGATGTTATATCGCGTTTCAAAATGGGCGAGAAAGAAGAGTGCCGTATGTCGCAGCACAATTTGTATTGGTTGCGTGAAGCCGCCGCCGCGTGCGAAACCGACATTGACAGAAAAACTACGACAAAGCCTATCGTAAAAGGCGTACAAGCAAAAAAAGGCTATCACATGAGTCATGTTGTGCCCGCGGTAGCCGGCGGCGTAGAAACAATTGTCGAAGACGCTATTTCAAACTTGTCGCGCGGTGCGCGACAAATGACGCCAGAAGAAGTTGCGTCTTTAACGTCTTCGGCGCCCAACGATTTACCCCAACAAACTGTTTTTCCATTTAACGAGGAGCAAAATTAAACATGCTCTGTTCAATCTGTTTCAACGACATTCCCAGCGTCAACGGCTGGGACTCTGGCAACAACGCAGCGCCGGTCAATCACGGCCGCTGCTGCAATGACTGCGACAACAATGTGGTGTTTCCGGCGCGGCTCAATATGATGATGCGCGGCGTATCGAACGAGGTGTTTATGGCCATGCAACGCGAGCAGTTTGAAAGCATGCAGCGCGTGATGGCGGCACAGGTAGAAACGGCTGAGGTACAGGCTGATGGCTAACACGCACATGACCCTTGACGATTTGCGCAAGTCACTCAATAACTTTATGCCTGTATGGTTTGAGATCGAACGTTCCGACGACGGCGAGATCGTGATTCGCACCGGGCTGGTCGAAAACGCTGACGGCGAACTCGTATCTATGGATGATGCGTAATGACTAAAGAACAAGAGCCGGCAGCATGGGCAGTGTGGTCGCGGCAAAGCGGGTGTTTGGCGGCATCCGTTCGCCGCGAAGACGCAGTTGATATGCAATCTGAGTTTGAGGTCTATACCGACATTGTTCCGCTTTATTTATCGTCGCCACTTACCGACACGGAACGGGAGGCGATCCTGTTTTGCGTCAGTTGCGCGCAGGACTACCGCGATACGCTGGACGGTAGCGAGGAACGCGCCACGCAAATGATCGAAACAGCGATGCGGTTCGCCATGCCACCAGTCGGCCCTGCTCCCGTCGAAGGCCCTCGCACCGCGTCGGTCACTGATGTAGGCGGGGCGGGGCCGACGCTCGCCGACGAGGAGCGGGAGGCGATTGAAATGGCGATCCGGCGAGAACGCGGCGAGTGGTACGGGAACCCAGATTACATGCGGGCTATTACGCTGCGGGGGCTGCTGGAGAGGACACGCAATGGCTGACGGCAAGGGATGCAAGTGTGCGGCACATTCCGAATCCGAGTGCGGCTGCGATGCCGATTGGACCCCGCAAGAGGTTTACGATCTGCGGGCCGAGATCGAACGGCTGCGCGAGGCCATTCGCCGCCTCGCGGAGCAGGACGCCACACTGTCTGTCTGCGACGGCAATGTGACGGTGGCGATGGACGCCACCCTCACCGACGCGGAGCGGGAGGCGATACAGCGATCCATCTTAGAACTGGACGGAATTATGCAGGAGTTTATCCCTACGCCAGTGGAGACACGGCTGCGACGGCATGTGTCCACGCTGCGGGGGCTGCTGGAGCGGACGAAGTGAACGCCGATATCGTGCACCGACTGACGCTATGGGCTGCCCGTCAGCCGCGCACGGAAGGCGCCCAGTTAGCGCTAGAGGCCGCAGCGCACATCGAGTCTCTGCGCCGCGAGGTACGAACTCAGCGGGCAGAGATTGCGCAGCATATCAGCGTGCGAAACGCAATTTTGGAAATGGATAAGCCGCCAGAGCACGGAAATATTTTACTGGAGGATAAATGACGTTTCAAGAACTGGAAGAGAAAGTATTGCTGTGGGCAGCGGACCGAAAGATCATCCCTAACAGCAACCCGACAGCGCAACTTATGAAGACGATGTCGGAGTTGGGCGAGTTAGCCGACGCCACGCTCAAAGGCGACGACATCGGCATTATGGACGGGGTCGGCGATGTGCTGGTGACTTTGATCCTGTATTGCGAACTGCAGGGCCTCAGCGCGGTTCGTTGTTTAAAAAGCGCTTACGACGAAATTAAAGATCGCAAAGGCACCCTGACGCCTGAAGGTATTTTCGTAAAGGAGGCTACGTAGTCATGACTCATATCAGCGATATGTTTGTCGACCCGGACATTGTGGGCGAGGCTGAATATCGCGTAATTTATGAAACGCTAGAAGACGTATGGCAAGATTTGCACGACCACGAGGCCGATACTGATCCGGCGCAAAAAGTGGATACGCTTATTGCCGTGCTCAACGAATTTATTTCCAGCGCCGAGGCGTTAAAACGTCGCGCGCGCGTCTGGAAACAACGCGTGCGGCAAGCGTAGTTTTTACAGACAAGGACGTCGAAATGTTTGACGGCAAGTATCGTATCGGCGATAAAGTGTCAGTTAAAATTGGAGACCGCCCGCCGATCGTTTTTACGATACTCGAATGCGTAACGCGAGACCGCCCGCACTACAAATTTGACTGGGCAGAACACGGATTTAATGCTATCTTAAATACTGTAGCAATCCCGGAAAGTTCTGTGCTAGATCAAAACGTGTAGCGCGGTGCAATATGTCTTTTGCCGGAATGTCTCAGGCGGAAATGCAATTCATCCGCTTGTACGTAGCGACACTGCGCCGCGAATATTACTTGCTGCGCTCTGTAATGGATTTGATGCATCCGTCCGGTTTAGGTTTAAAAAGTTTTATTGACGCGACGAACGCTGCTGTCGCGCTGGATGAAATGCATCAGGACTTTGAGGCAAACATAAGCCGCATTCAAAAGAAACGAAAAATGCGGAAAATTGCCGTGCCGCAAGGGCCGACAACTGACGAACTTGCAGATATGTTTTCGCTGTCGTTTTTCAAACTGGTAACAGTCACTGAAAAACCTAACGAAACAGGCGTCGTAGATTCGGTCAAACAGGACGACGGTTGGTTTAGCGGAAAACCGGCCGAGTGGAAAAAAACACTGGCGCTGTATAAAAACACGCCAAAATCCGCTGGCGATAATCTGCCTAACTTGTTGTCAAATTTTTTGGCAACTTTGTTGAAATTTTTTCCATTTGAGCCGGGGCAGAAAGACTGGCACAAATTTCCGTTTGGAACTACTAAAAAACTTTGGCCACCTCAAAACAATTACATAGAGGACGAAGACGAGCAGTACTTCGACGAAGACGATGAAGACGACGGCATGTCAGAATTTGACATGTTTTTTGGGAACGATGATGACGATGAATAAGAGGTTTTTGCGTGCAGCCATTGTTTGTGTTTACCGCTGATCTTCATTTAGAGGACGGCGCGTGGTCAACAAAACCCGGTATTTACGGCGACGCTTATTACAGTTTTGCCCAGATAATTGACTATTGCATCGCGCACCGGCTGCCGCTGATCCTTGGCGGCGACGTGTTGGAGCGCAAACAGAACCTCGCCCGCCCGATCGCGAAGTTGTGCGAGGGGTTATCGCGGATGCAAGCCGCGCAGTTGGACGTGTACTACATTCAGGGCAATCACGAGTACGACCGAAACGCCCCGTGGCTCAGCATCCACCCGTGGCCGATTCACCTGCACAACATCAGCGCCGATTTTGGCGCCATTAGCATTAGCGTTCACGGACTTGACTGGCTCCCCCGCGGCGAGATTCAGACGGCATTCCAAGCCGTACCCGCGGATACAGATATCTTGGTGACCCATCAGGTCTGGAAAGACTTCATGGGTGAGATCGGCCGTACAGAATGCGAACTGACCGACGTACATCACGTCCAGACAGTGCTGGCCGGCGACTTTCACGTGACGAAGATCGTGGAAAGCGTCAACGCGCAGGGTAAGCCTATCAAGATGCTGTCGCCCGGCTCGACGGCCATGCAGGACATGGGCGAGCAGCCGTCGAAGTTTTTCTTTGTAATCTCTGAGCACAATGGTGCGATTGTTTTTGATGCGGTACCGTTGAAGACGCGTGGCACGCTGAGTTACGTTGTTAAGGACGTTGAGTTGCTTGACGAGTTGTGCGCCGGCAAATTGACTCGAGAGATCGAGAAGTTAGTGGCGGATAGCAAGTCCGCCGGCCACCACCCCGATATCCACAAGCCGCTTGTTCGAGTTAAATTTGACAAACGGCTTCCCGACGCTTTTCTGCGCATCACAACTGCAGTATCTGATTCTGCGCATTTGTTTTGCGAGGCGCTGACCGACAAGGTGGCTCAGCGGCAATCTCAAACCCGCGATTCGGTTAAGAATGATCTGTTGTCCGCGCTGTCCGATTTGATCGGCGACGGGAATGAGTCATACAAATTGGCTTCTGCTCTTTTGACGGCGGACGACCCCGGCAAAGAGTTGGAAGCGCAGTTCTCTAAGTTTATGAACGAGGAGCCCCATGCAACTTCTGAAACTGGAAGTGAGGAACTGGGTTCACCATCGGCAGCGGACGTGTGAGTTTACACGCGGGTTAGTTGCCATTCTTGGTGAAAACGGTTCTGGCAAAAGCAGTCTTTTCGGGGCCATCCGTTGGCTCCTCACGGGCGAAAACCCCAACTTCGGCGTCAAGGCTGACAACATCAGCCAGTACGCCAAGGAGGGCGAGCCAGCCTACGCGACCCTAGAGTTCGAGCACAACGGGCACATTGCCGTCGTGACTAGATATCTATTGCCGGAAAAAGAGCAGTCATTACTGGCTGTCGACGGCAAGGAGGTCGCACGCGGCGACAAGGCGGTAACGGCTGGGATCGAAAAACTGCTGGGCGTTGATGCCAAGTTCATCAGCCGGTTTATCATCGTCTCCCAGACCGAGATATTTTCATTTATTGACGACAATCAAACAGACACAGACAAATTTTTTCAGCGTCTATTCAACACGGCTAAAGCCGACAAGTGTCAAGATGTAATTGGCAAGGGGCTGCTGAAATTAAATGTGCCTGAAATCATCAAACCCAGTTCGCAAATAGCGGCGGAACAAGCGGAGGTCGCCAAACAAATCGAGTACATGGACGAGCAGATTGAAAAACTGCCCTCACTCGACGCTTTTATCCAAGCACAAGACCGCGACCAGAAACTTATTCACCAATGGGAGGCGCGAAAAAAAGCAGGCATTGAACTGCAGCGTTTGACCCAGCAAGCAACTGAGTACGAAAAAGAAATAGAAGACGCAGAAGAGACCTGCCGTCAGTACGAAAAAGATTTAGAGGCGTTCTCGGCGGCTATCAACGGCAAGGAAACGAACCACCGCGAAGCCAAGATCGCCCTAGGTCACTGGGAAAATTACAAAAACATTGCGAAGGTAAAAGCCAAGATTCAAGAGCAACGCACCGCCATTGCAGCGGAGCGCGTCCAGAATCCAGAACCGCCAATACCGCAAGGCCCGACTGCAGAAAATCTGCGAGGAAATGCCGAGGCTGTCAAACGTCAACTGAAAGACGCAGAGCGGTTCGTCGCCATGTTTACCGAAGACGGCGTGGCCGAGTGCCCGACCTGTCATACACCTTCGGCCCAGTTAGCGGCGCAGGTAACGGAGCAGCAAGACCAAATTCCTAAATTGGTTGAACTGCTGTCTGAATTGCAAGTTGAAGCCGCAGAACGGGCTGCGGCAGAAAATGCGCGCGGCCAGTGGGAGTTGCTAAATGAAAAACTAAAGGCCCGCGAAAAGCATCTAGATGAATCCGAGCGTGACTTGACGATTGTTAAGCCGCCGGAATCTACCGAAGAAGAACTTCAGCAGGCCGTATCAGATTACGAGGATTTTCAAGCGGCGCAAAATGAACTTGCCCCGCTGATGCAAACCACGCGCGAGCACATCGCCAAACTCAATGGCGCGCTAGCCGCTGTCCGTGAACGTATTGGAAAACTGTCTGAAGATATTAAAGCCATTACGACCACCGAAGCGGACGCCCATTTAGCCGGAGCGCGGCTGGAAGAATTGCGCAAACAATGTTCCGGCCGGCAAGTTTTGGAGCAGCACAAAGTAGCGTTGTTGGCAGAAGACCGTCGACTACAAGAAATATACGACCTTACTTTGGCGCAAGAAACGGCGGCAGTGAAGTTGCGGCAGTGGGTCACGGTTGCCGAGCAGGCACGTGAGGCGCTGAAAAATGCGCCGCGAATTGTTGCGCAACGAAATTTGCAGCGGCTTGAGGCGGCTATTAATGAGTTATTGCAGGTGTTTAGTGTAAACTTTCAAGTAAAGGTCGCGAACGACGGCTCGCCAAACTTTGTTGCGGAGTTTTACGATGGTCGACGTCAACCCGCGCAGCGACTTTCAATCGGGCAAAAAACAGTCTTGGCTCTTGCGTTTCGAGTCGCCGTCAACGCCATGTTTGCCGAAGAGATCGGGTTATTGGCGCTGGACGAACCTACTGCGTCTTTGGATCAGCCGCGTATTCAAGCGCTAGCGCCGGTGCTTGAAAAGTTACGCGATCTTTCTACGGCAAAAGGGTTACAATGTTTGCTTGTGACCCACGCGTCAAGTTTGTCGCATTTATTTGAGTCAACAATCGAATTAGAGCCGCCGGAGTTACGCAATGTTCGCGCAGCAGGATGAAACTGTAATTAAACTTCATACTGCGGCTGACGGAAAAGTCTGGTATTCCCGCGGTATTAGCGCCGTAAAAAATTCTGAGCAAATTGTCGACAGTTTTTTGCTGTCGCCGGTTGTAGCGGGAATTGGGCTTACGTTCAGACTACTGGGCGTACAACAAAACGCCGAGTTGTTATGCGCGTTGTATTTACGGCGTTATAAAGGCGAGATTCGTTCTATCGAAATTGCCGGCCCGAATATTCTGGACAGCCAGTACGAACTGAGCAGTCCGGAACTCGTCGTGCAACGTATGCGCACGGTTGCAATGTCGCCTGCCGCGGGCGGGTGGCATCAATTGACCATGCACGATTATCCGACGTACGCCATGTTAGCGCGAATGTTACGGACGAATTACGAATATGACGAAACTACACAGCATTATTTTCAAATGCACCCAGCGCACAAAGCCTTGACGTTTATCCCGACGCTCGCCGCTGCGTCCGCCGCCAAAATGCTTATCTACATTATTGACCCGCGTTGGTATATTGACCGCCGACGCCCTGAGCGGCTTAAAAAGTTGGAGTTGTTTCTTGGTTTAACGCCGGCGGTGCAAACAAAAGTTTCGAACAGCAAAAAATTACTGATTAAGAATAGAGAATTTCGTTGCGCGGCAGTATTGCGCAGTTGGAAAACACAGCCCATTGAAAATGTCGATCTCGCCGATCCGGCAAATTTTTTATATCGTATCTACCAAGCCGCCGGCGGCGGCGCAAAAGGCGACTTGCGAGCGTCACAAGCGTTTATTCGGTATGTAAACGACAATTGGCTGGCTGGGCTAGAAAACCGAAAAGGAATTCGTGACGGTTTATTTGCGCCGAACTTATTTTTCAAAACGCCGGCTGAAATCGAGACATACGAATATCACATGAAACCGCCAAAGAAATAAAATGCAAGAAGTCACGATTACCATTCGATTTAATCGGGTGTGCCTTGGCGCCGCAAAAAAGCGGCGTCACGGACAAGTGATTTTTTGTTTTGAACGTGATCCCAGTCAGCGGGTTATGTTTATGTCTGCGGCGTGGTTGGCGTGTATGCGCCATGCAGCCAAGATTGCAAACCGACACCATTCTGAAGTGAAAAAAATAGATTGGTGTCCGGTCATTGTGGGCGAGCCGCGAACAGATTGGCGTCGCACCATTCTGACCCCGAACCAGCAAAACGATGGTATGCGCAGCCACTACGCGCTGCATGAGGCGTTTCGCCCGGGAGATACGGTGGTCATTTCCGCTGTTCTGCCAGATGAGATATCATTGGCGGACTTCACGCACCTATTAACGCTGGTGGGGAAGTATCGCGGATTTTCGCCGTTTAACAACGCACAAGACAAATATGGGACATTTGAAATTATATCAATCGAACCAGTCGCAGGTCCGGGAAGCGACTAACATGAATTTTGCGGGTTATCCGGTCGTCATTAACCGCACTGGTAACGTGCTAAAAATTACGGGCGCCGGAGGCACCGCGCTTAACCCAGAACTAGCGACGCGGCTGACAAAAGACCTGCGCTACGATCACGTTGAGCAATTGCACGGGCAGTCGCGCAAAAATCCAATCACCGGCCAGCGCATTTTTTTCCAAACGCGTGAGTACAAACTTTATCGAATTGAAAACGGGCACGTTATTTTATTGAGCGGCTACCTAGCCCGAATGGTGAGTCGGCTAAAGAAGTTGGGTTGCGCGCTGACGCTTGTCGATTCTTCTCCGCAACGGAAGCGGCCTAACTGTTATGTTCCGCAGTGGGAAAACTTATCTGGCAAAATCGAATTTCGCGCGCGGCAGGAAGAATGCTTGCAGTTAATTTCGCGCGTTCCGTGCGGCATTATTAAAGCCGTGACGGGCTTTGGTAAAACGACGCTGATTGGCGCCGCGTCGCAACTTTTCCCAGACGCAAGAATTGACGTAGTCACCAAGTCTGTTGACGTGGCTGAGCGTATTGTGCGCAGCCTTCGGCGGTTTGTACCCAAAGTGGGCATGATCGGCGATGGGTGGAAGCAGCGCGAACGGGTGACAGTGATTACTGCCGGCAGTCTGCAGCATGCGGACGGCGAAGCCGACTTCATGTTTGCCGACGAGGTCCACCAACTTGCCACAATAAATTTTTCGACCGCGCTGGCGGCTCGTTATCGGAATAGCCGCAATTTTGGCATGAGCGCGACTCCGTACGCCCGCATGGACAATGCGCACGCAATTCTGGAGCCGCTGTTTGGCCCAATGATCTTCGACCTCCCGTACCAGCAGGCGGTCGAATTAGGGCTTGTAGTCCCGGTCAAAGTGCGCTGGCTGCCAATCCGCTTGACACACAACCCCGCCGAGCGGTACAAGCATCGCGTCGCTCGGAAGCGGCATGGCGTTTGGACTAATCATGCACGGAACAGCATTATCGCCGACGCCGTACGAGAATACCCCGATGACTACCAGATTCTTATTCTGGTGGAAACGATTGAGCACGCGGTGCATTTGGGTTCTTTGTTGCCTGAGTTTACGCTTATGTACTCTCAAATGGCGCCGTACGACTGCGCAGGCTATAAGCGCCTCAAACTGCTACCGCAAGACTACAAGCCGCTTACAGACGTACAAAAACACGATATGCGATCGGCGTTTGAGCAGGGCTCGCTTAAACGCGTTATTGCAACAGACGTCTGGTCAACTGGCGTAGACTTTGAGCAGTTAAATGTTTTGGTGCGGGCAGATGACAGGGATAGTGACATCGTTGACGTACAGGGTCCGGGTCGCGTTAGCCGAACTTACACGTCGCCCGAAGGCGTAGTGAAAGAATTTGGCGAAGTTATTGATTGTATGGACACATTTGACCCAACGTTCTATCGCAAAAGCACGGGACGCCGCGATAGTTACAAATTGTTGGGGTGGGAGCAAAATTGGAATGAGGCTGCAAGGAGTTGGCGCACGAAGGAAAGCGGATGATATCGACTATCTTGATCCCGAGTGGTATCGATCTTTAAACGATGTGCAACTAGCGGCCTATATTCGCTATTTGTTCATCTATCATCGCGAAGGCGCGATTGATTGGGATTCGTCCGTACATCAGAAGCCTCGTCCGCACGTAGACGGCGGTCGCGACCAGTACGGCAATAAACGCACCGCCCTATGGCCGAAAGTAATTTCGGCAATTAAGCGGCGGGACGCAGTACCCGGAATATGGGTGGCAGCGCATTTTTCTGGGGCGCTGCATTCAGCGCGCGTAAGCAGCGGTAAAAACGTTATCGGCAGTAAACCAGAAGTCTTGGCCAGCGATATTTCTGAGCGCGTTTACGATGATTACATCGGATATTTTCCGTCGCTTATTAATCAGCAGCGCAAATCTGCTGAAGTGTCAATAACTACGCGCTACACAATTACTTCGTCGCTTGATTTGCCAGAAGACGATCATGTATTGTTGGTGCTCTGCGATAAATCGCACGTAAACGCAACTCCGTTTTTACGGTACGCCTTTGCCGCCAGCCTCGACTGTCAGCGCGCAGCGAACAAGTTTATTTGGCCTGCGGCAATCGAATACGAGACAAAACAGGCGCTTTATGACAAATACATTGAAGACAACCCAGAGTGTGATTGGTTTGTCTCACCCGCACTAAAAAAGTTTGTAGTAGATGTACGGAAGCACTGGAGCCGATATGCCTAATTATGGAAGATTTAGTGAAGGCCCCGTAGACGATATTGAACTCACATTCGCCGAACTAAGGGCGATGGTCCGCGGGCTGGTACGGTTTCCAAGCATTCTTAAGTCTGCGGTTCGCGCCGGCTTTGCGCCGTCTCTGTTTACGGACGTCGCAGAGCAGGGTTTAGGGGTGTTCTTGACAATTTATTTGCAGTTGCACGATCGCCACGAAACGGTCACGAAAGACATGTTTCTTGCCGAAATTGAAGCAATGTCGCAACTGCACGCGATTGCTATGGGTCGCGCGGAGGCCGACTTTTTGTTTGGCTCCCAAGATGGCGAAGACGGCTTTATTGATTTTGCGTTTGCTCCGCCGGCGCGTGATTTAGCCCCCGCTGAAATTCGGTCGGAGCGCGATTATTTTTCAAATATTTTGCGGCGGTTTTTAAATGCGCGATCGCTCAAACAACAACTGAAACAACTTATAGCGCAAAGCAGCGATAATACTTCGCCGCTAGAGTTTCAGCGGTTGTTGGACGATTTCAACAAAAAAGCGCAAGTTATCAAATTTCTAGGCAACGAAGCCGTCAACTCGGCGCCAATGCCCGATATCGGCAGCCCGATCATTTTGCCGCCGCAGTTCGAGCCGACGACTATTGCGTGGATCGATAACTTTATCGACGGTTTTCGCGAAGGCGACATCATTGGTTTGTTGGGCCCGTATGCTGGCGGCAAAACAACAATGCTCAGCACAATCGCTGTGCGGCTGGCCCAGCAATACGCGGCGAACAATCAAAATAAATTGGCTGTGTACATTTGCTACGAAGACGGCGCGCAAAAGTTGAACTACACATTTTATTCTGCTGCGGCCCACATTGAGCGAGCAGCGTTTATCAACAAAACTCCAGACGAAGTTTGGGCGGGCTTGTCGACGCGGGAAAATTTGAAAGCCTACGAGCGCACAATACCTGTTAACGCAAACGCTGAAATTTTGCTTTGCGAGCGCGACCGATGGGCGGCTGTACAGAGTTGGTACAACAGTCACTTTGTGTTTTTAGACTTCTCCAAAAATCCCGAGACTGGCGGTCGCGGAAGCGGCGGCGTACACGAAATCGTGTCCGCACTTGAAAATCTTATTGCGCAAACCGGTATGCAGATCGGGTTGGTGTGCATTGACTACGCTAGTTTGCTACTGAACCGCGAAATGGCGCAAAACACCAATACGAAGTATCAAGAGCAGATTTGGCGGCAGTTGCAGCAGTTGCCAGACGAACTAAAAACGCTTGTGGCGATCCCGTTTCGCTGCACTGTGTTTCTGGCGCATCAGTTGGCCGGCAGCGACATCAAGAATATCCCGCCGTATCGGCATGTCACGCATTTTGACGCTCAAGGTTCGAAGGCCTTCGCAGAAAATCTTCACGCGTGCGTGTGTTTGAACAAGCCCGATCCCGAGTCACGAGTATCTACGATTAATTGGTCTAAGGTTCGTTTTTCTCGCCCGGCGAGCCCGTACGGTTTAGTCAGAATTGACGAAAACGTCGTTGATGTGCGATCCGTCGATGACGAGTATTACGTGAACGATCTCGCCAAAAAGATTATGCGGCGCGACGAGGCCGCTCCGACCGCGCATAACAATACCGTCGTGAGCCCGAGCGAGTCGACGCGCCGTCGCGTAATGCCAAACATTGATACGTTCGGAAGCGACATGTTGTAGGAGTTTTTATGACGATGACAAAATCGTCAGTGCCTAGAGTTAATCCGTTAAATCCAACGCTATATGCGCTACTGGAGCACAAGTTTGGAGAAGTCAAAATTGCTAACGCCGGTTCTGCGGCTAATATTCAACGGTTTCCAGACCCGTTGCGACCGGGGCGAATAATCACGCAGGCCCATTGGTGGGGCGAGTATTATTGCGTCAACTGCCCGTTTTGTAATGACGTCGGAAATCGGTTGTGGATCAACCACCTGTACGGCGCCGATTACAACCCGCGAACCGGCCGCCGCACCGATACGTTTTTAGCGCACTGCTACAAAAATGATTGCGTCGCAGCAGAGGGGCGCTCCGCGCAACTAGAAGATATGATTTTTGGCCCCGGCAAGTGGGCTAACAGAAAATTAGCGATCCGCACGGGCGACATGTCGCAGGCTACGGAAACGATTGACGCCCCCGGCGATATTATCTCCCTGCGCGATCTGCCCGATAATCATCCGGCCGTCGAGTATCTTTCCGCGCGCGGATTTGATATCAATGAACTTTCTGATGTGTTTAACGTTGGTGTGTGCGCAAAAGCCCCGACACGTTATCGCATTATGAACGGTCGCATTTACATTCCGTCGTTTTTCAACGGCCAGTTAGTTGCGTGGCAGGGCCGGCTTGCGCGAAACACAACGAGTAAGCAAGAGATCAAATATTACACGCAAGGCCGCAAAAGTCGCGCCCTGTACAACTACGACACGGCGCGCAATGAGTCTGCGGTTGTGCTAGTCGAAGGCGCGCCCAGCGTCTGGCGAATTGGGCGGGCTGGGGTATCTATCTTCGGTAAGACGTTGTCGTATTGGCAGGAAAACACGGTGGCAACGACGTGGGCTGGAAAACCTGTTTTCGTTGTGCTAGATTGCGACGCCCAAAAGGAGTTGGAGCACGTGGTCACGCAACTGTGCCAGCACAATTTACACGTTGTTCCTGTCGTGTTGCCGGATGAACGTGATCCCGCTGACTATTCTCGCGGCGATCTTCGCGACATTCTTTCCGCCGCCGCCTCTGCGGTTGGCGTTTCGGCGAATCTGTCTTTCTTAGAGTGAGTTATGTCGTCTGCTGTATCTTTAAACCACAGGCACGCAAGCGCGTTATATGATGATTCTGGCGCGGAATTGACGGCTGAACTGTTTCCAATGGTGGCTTTAGATTCCATTGGAATGCCGCCCGCCGGCGCCGATTTTATTGCACACGCTGTCGCGCTCGGGGATGATCCGGCAGTCGTGAACATCAAGAACAAGAAAAAACTGCCGGTCGGAGAAAAGTTGGTCCATTTGTATCGGGCCGCTCTTTACGACCCCAATTTCTCTATGCCGATTACGTTGAAAAGCGGAATCGAAGTTGTTCAGTTTTTGCCGGGCCATCTTTTGAAATACGGCACGGGCGACGACCCGGTCTACGGGCCGAAGCCGGCGCGTGTCATGATTGTCAGTAAAATTCCCGGGATCAACGAACTCAATGATCGCAGCGCTATTACGGGCCCGGTCATGGAGCCGATGTTTAAGGCCCTGCGTCAATGCGGCTTCAACCCGCGCGACTACCGCGAGTGGTACATTACGCACGCGTGCAAATTCGGCTCCCCGACGCCTGACACGCCCGCCGTACCTGCGGCTTGGATTAAAAATTGCGCCGTATTGTTGGCGCAAGAAATCCGGCTCACCAAGCCCGATTTTATTTTGTGTCTTGGGAATGAGGCGACCAAAGCCGTACTGAATACGACGGCGAGTGTCTCCGAATTGTCCGGCCGCGCGACTACGCTGCAAACCTATGACGCCGAAGGCAACGCCCGCGATATCAAAGTAATGTCGATTATGCATCCCGGCTACGTCATGCGAAAGCCAGAGATGTACGAGGATTTTTGTGGGCAACTTTCTCGTTTTAAGGATTTAATCGAGAACCGCGAAACGGTGGTCGAAGAGGTCGATCACGCAGATATTTACACGGAGGAGACGCTGCGTGAAACCGTCGACGCCATGCTGGCCGACCCAGACCCAAATGCCAATATCATCGCAGTCGACTGCGAGTGGCACGGCGACTATCCTACAGAAGACGGCGCGTATTTGCGCACGATTCAGATATCTAATAAAGATAAGTGGGCGCGCACTATCGTTTTGCGGCATCAAGGCGGCGCGGAAGCGTTTAAGCCAAACTTGGCCGCAGCCCGCGCGCAATTGCAGCGGCTGCTCAAAAGTACGCCGGAAAGAGCCGTTCGAGTTGGGGGGCATTTCTTCCGTGCTGACCTGCCATGGCTTATTGATTTTGGCGTGGATTTGCGCCCGGAGTATGCTCCCGCCCCCGATCCCGAAGACCGTTCCCGCGGAGGTTGGGATACCAGCCTCATGTACCACGCCGTTAATGAGTGCGCCAAGTATGGTCTCGACGTTTGCTCCATGCGTTTCACGTCAGCCCCTACTTACTGGGACGAACTTAACGAGTGGCGAAAGCGTTATCGCGCAGAAAAAAAATTAAAAGCCAGTGATATGGCCGGCTATGGCGATTGCCCCGCGCACATTTTGCACCCATACGGCAACTACGACGCCGATGTGACACGACGCATTATGATGCACTTTTACGGAACTAACGGCGAAGATGGCGCAATAGCCAAAGACCAGCACGGACACGACTGCTGGTTACCGTATTGGACTGCACATCAAGCGTCCCTGTCATTTTTGGAAATGGAAATGACCGGCCTACTCGTCGACCGTACGCGGGCCGATGAGTTGACGACTTTATTTATGAACACGCAGGATCGGTTGTTGGTAGAAATTCGGCAAGAACTTAACTGGCCAGATTTCAACCCTAAAAGTCAACCGCAATTGTCGGTCGCCCTGTTCGGCGCGCAGTTTTCGAATCGATATACAAATCCGCCTAATGTTCCGGAAGACGCGCAACTTTTGAACTTACGGCCTGTGAAAACTACAGGCAAACGCCCGGTGCTATGGAATGAAATGAGTTGGAGGGGCGTAAACCCCGACACCGCCACGCCTAGCACAGACAAAGAAAGCCTTGGTATTCTCGGGCACATTAACGCAACTGCGGCTAAAATTCGCGACTACAAGTTCATCAGCCAAGTGTTGCAGTCGGTATTGCGTAAACCCTCCACCACGGAAGACGGAGATTACGAGGTCGATGAAAACGGTAATTACTCGTATGAAAAAGGTTTGGTCGGCTGTGTCCACGCCGACGGTAAGGTCCGTACTCACTTTTTTCAAACCAAGGAAACGGGCCGCGCCTCCTCATCTCGACCACCTTTGCAAAATCTCAGTTCGCGGCGAGAAAACGACTACGCACGAATTCTTGGAAACCAATACCAGCATCCAGTTCGATCGATATTGCGCGTCCCGCCCGGTTACGTCGGGATCGAAACGGACCTCACTGGTGCGGAATTGGCGGTCCTCGCGTGGTTAAGCCAAGACGCCGATATGATTGAACATGTGCGACGGAACATATTGCCAGAAAACCATCCAGACCACTACGACATTCATAGCCAGCAGGCAGTGAAAACTTTTAACATCACTGACTGCCCGCCAACAAAAGAAGGTCTGAAAAAAGCAGGCAAAAAGGGTTTGCGCGTCGCCGCCAAGAACGTCAACTTTGGCATTCCTTATGGTCGCGGCGCCGAGGCGCTGGCGCGGCAATGCAAAGAAGAGGGGGAAGACGTTACGGCCGACGAGTGCCAAGCGATGATCGAGGCTTATTTTGCGTCATATCCTCGCACGCGCACATTTCTAGCCGAATGTCGCGCTCGCTCTCAAGACCCCGGCTGGATTATCGGCCCCTACGGGCGGATGCGGCGTTTTGTGCCGTCTAAGGACCGGGCGATCCGCGGCGAGCAAGAGCGGCAAGCGCAGAACTTTCCGATTCAAGGCGGTGTGGCTGATGCTGTGTCTATTGCGCTGTCAAACTTTTATCAGTACCGCGAAACGCATCCAGAGATTGATTACAAAATTGCGCTGCAGATTCATGACGCTATTGTGTTGCTCGTGCCGATTGAGCACGCTGAACAAGTGTACAAAGAGGTGGTGCCTAAATGCATGGTGGATGACGTTCCCTTTTATCCGCGGAAATTAGACGGGTCTATGATCTCCGCGGGTCCGTATCGATTTGGTTCTTCTCGCGAAGTGTTTGTTCACTGGGGCGAAACCCTGAACGCAGAGGACGCCCACGCGCTTGGATTGCGATGGTTGGCCGAGGAATTGGGGGCTTGATTCTTCCTCGTGGTCTGCTAGACTGGCGGTAACCACGCGGGAGCCTCAACAGCATCCCGTACTTTATTAACAACGCTGGGTACGATACCCAGCACAACAAAGAAAGAGGCTTAAAATGCCACGGTATGATTCTGAAAATCTTGCTGCCATCGACCCCGAGTTCCGTCGGCAGCACAATCTGGATAACGGCCCCCGCAAGAACAGCCCGTATACATACGGCAAAAACGTTCTGATTGCGGCTGGCAACGAACTCATGGCCAACGGCTTGTGCTTGCGGCTGATGCCCATGTACGAAGAGGGCGCCGGCCAGCGCCAATTTGTCAATTTCCGCGAGGGTGCGGACGACGTCGCCATCGGCGACTGGTGCCGGTTGCGGACCGTGGCGCACTGGGTTGGTAATCCCGGCGTGTGCATGATCCTGACTGACGGTTCGCCGGAAATGGACTTGCGTGAGAATCCGTACAACCTGTTGTACAACGTCGCGTGGAAGAACAAGGAAACTCCGGGTATCGGCCGGCTTTACAGCGAACTGCTTCAGAAGCCGAAGGTCATGAAGTCGCACATCGGCTCGCTGACCAAACCCGAGAAGATTCTGTTTGTGTCGGCTAGCATCGTCGGCACTGATGATCGCGGGCAGATTGTGCTGAGCCAGTTCCTCGACGACCCGAAGAAGAACGCGCGCGTAATCGGCCTTAAGTTCAGCGCCCTTCAATCGCTGTTCTCGATTCTTAAGGTCCGCGATCCCGATACCAACGAGTACTTGACCGGCGACATGCTGTCGTTTGGTCCGGCTAAATTGCTCACTATCCTGCCCGAGGCTTACCAGAGCAAAGAGCAGAAGGTGATGGGCATCGGCGCCGACGGCCCTGAGACGTTCTTCTGCCCGAAGTACGCCCGCGGCCCGAAGGACTCGCAGTACATCGTTGGCTACCCGCCGCCGGATCGCCGCAGCGCCTTCACCCACTTCGCGATTGTTCATGACTCCTACAACGGTCAGCAGATTTCGTTGGAAGATCACGCCGACCGCATCGCCGAAGAGGCGCAGTCGTGGGATCAGATGCTGAACGTACTGTCGTACGAAGAGCAGGCGGAAAAGTTGGCGGGCGCGTTTCCGCGCGAGGCGCTTGAGTTTGCGTGGCGTGAGTATCCGCAGTACTTGCGTACGCTGGGTCGTGGTTCGTCTTCTCCCGCTCCGAGTTCGTCGGCGTCTGAGTTTATTGACGACGAGAACGACGAGGCCGTGCAGGCGTTCCAGCAGCGACCCGCGGCGAAGAGCGCCCCGGCGCCGAAGCCGGCCCCCAAGGACCCTCCGGCGCCTTGGGACCCCGTAGACGCCGAGGTCAGCCCGGAAGACGCCGAGGCTGTAGCGGGTCTGTTTGACGCGGCAACCGCCCCGGCAGCAGAAGAGCCCGCGACTGAGAAGTTGAAGCCGGCGGACATCCTTGCGCGTGCGCGTGCTAAGGCTGCCAAGTTGAAGAAGTAGTCTTTTCGCCGCCGCAATGTCGCGGGTGTCCCGGGATTTTGCCCCGGCATTGCGGCGGTTATTTTATTTTTACACGCACAAAGGGCAGATTGTTTATGGGCCGCAAGAAAAAGAACGAAGATAATGATATCAGTGTGTTCGACGTTAACGGCGAACACCCCGTTATTACGGAAGTGCTAAAAGCCGCCGCCGAGGACAATGACCCGCTAATTGGCATACCCCTGCCAACCTTGGCGGCGCGTTACCTGCTTCAGGCGAATATTTTTCCGCTGTCGCGATTCACGCAATTGCGCGGCGAATTTAGCGCGGGTAAATCAGCGTTGTTGCTGGAGATTATGCGGTGGTTTCACGTCTACGGCGGCGGCGCCATCCTGATCGACACCGAGAACAAGGGTAGTCCGACTATGTTGGCGGGCATGCTGGGGCATAACCCGCAGCACATCGCCCGCACGAAGGTCACGACGGCCGCCAGCGTAGAAGAGTGGCAGAGCAAGTACATGGGTTTTTGCAAGGCCATCCACGCGCAGATCGACGCGGCAAACGCTCCTGACCGTGTCATCCCAATTTGTATTGGCGTCGATTCTATCTCGGCCGTCGAGGTAGATAGGCGTGTGGAAAAGGTTGCCGACGAAGGCCACGCGGCTGCCGGCCATCCTTATCTGGCTCGTAACCTTTCAGACTTTATGCGGACAGCGCTAGTGCCCACGTTGCGGCACTATCCGATTGCTTTGATCGCTACGAATCACCTCAAGGAGGAGATTAATAGCATGGGTTTTGGTCCGCCCAAAAAGTACGCCCCGGGCGGCGCCAGCCTCGACTATTACCCGACCTTAATCATCGACATGCAGAAAGCGGCACGAAACAACATTGTTTCCGGCCGCGCCGAAGGTCAGGCCGTACGGCTTATGGCTACCAAGAATAATTTGGGCGCTCCCGGCCGTAAGTTGGTCGTAAACCTAATGTGGTACAACGACATCGTTTCAGCAAAGGACGCTGAAGGAAATGAAAATTACCGAAACCAGCAGTATCACTACTGGGACTGGCATACGGCGTCTATTCGCCTGCTTATGGATTTGCAGGCGGCAGACAAAAAGCCCGCACCCGGAATCGACCCGAAGTTGCCGGCGCTCGTCAAACAGGTGTGCGACTTTGAGTACAAGCACGGCACCAAGAACGCCGAAACGCCGCTTGTTTATTCAACGGCTCTCGGCATCACGAAGCAGAACGCGATCTCCGAGGTGGAGGCGTCAATGGCGCTCGAAGAGAATAAAAAGGTGCTCGGCGTTTTGCACGGGTTGCTCGGAGTCAACGAATACACTATTTGTGACCCGGCTAAAAAGTATCGCGAGCAAGTTATGGCCGAGTTGAAGCAGCAGCAGATGACCGACGTGCCTGAACTTATGGCTGCCGCCAGCATGTCAGGGGCCAGCATTATTCCAGAAGATTTTGATCCGCTAGGACAAGTAGATTGATTTTAAAATGGCTGCTAAAAATATACCTAAAGTATATGCGCAGTCTTTTTTTCAAAGTGATTTGCCGCAGCGTCTTCGAGACTCGGCAAAGGCTTGTCGAGCAATAGATCGTGCGCCGCTATTGCGGGAAGCGGCCGATTGGATTGAGCGGTTAGAAAAAGAACTTTCTAAGAAAAAAACGCATGGACAGGCAAAGCAATAAATACAACGGCTATAGCCCGTCAGACAAAGATATTATTGTTGATGGGTACAGGCTAATTTGTACGTCGATCGCGTGCCCCGAGCAGTACGACGTATTTGACGACTTGAGCGCAGAGCAGGTTGGTTACCTCCGGCTCCGGCACGGCTACTTCCGGGCCGACTATCCGGCCTGCGGCGGCAAAACAGTATACGACGCCGAAACAGCCGGCGACGGCCTATTTGATGAAGACGAGCGCATGCCGCAATTGACCGCGGCCGTTGCAGCGCTCGCCGCTGCCCGGTCGGGGGCTGCCTCGTGACGGATTCTCGCGATCAGTTTTTCGACAAACTATTTGACGAAGCAGCGCGACTGCAGACTAGCGGCTTTCAACGGCAATTGTCGTACGAGAGCCGTTTGGTACGCCGGGTGTTCAACGAGTGCGGCGTGAAGCCGCCAAGTTGGGGGCAGTTGGTCAACCTATGCAAAGCCGAAACCGGTACGCATGAAATGAGTTGCGGCTGGTTTAACAGTACGTTCCCGCGCTTTCCCGCGACGCTGTGCGGGAAAAGAATCGGATACTGCGGCTACCGAAAAGACGAGGCTGGCAATAAAAAAAGCCTGTCGCTGTATCAGTTAACAATTGCGGAATTGTTGGCTGTTAAACACAACATTATGGTGCGCACAATATCAAAAGCGCTGCATGTTTTGGGCGTCGAGCCGGCGCAGCCGTTTGCTTTTGTTTTTCCGGTTGTCAAAAGATTTTTTGTGGCGCATAATATGGACCTGCCTGCAAAACCCGCCGGCGACACTCCGCGGGTTTGCTGGACATACTGCACGACTGACGGCGCGATTATGCACGTCGAGCACTCGACAACATTTTTTGGCGCACTAGGCGGCGACTGGTTCGAACTGTAGGAGGCGGCGCCGTGGTCCGGCCGGCAACTCAACAACTGCGAAGTGTGTTTGCGCCCGTTGCCGCGCTGTCTTTTAACGCCAAGCAGTACGACGAGTGTCGCGACTTTTTGTCGTCGCGAAGTTCGCAAACAGAGTCAATACCAATTGTTGACGAAGCCCAGTTGTCTATGGCGGCCGACGGCCGCATCGCAGAAAACGGGTATAGGTTTAATGCGATTGGTTTTGCCGCTGTCGCAAACGCATTGTCGTCAGGGTTGAATAGCGTGTTCAACGAACTCGCCGGCGAGACGAGGGGCAAATACAGCGTTAGCGTCGATAACGGCGATCTGGCGACTGCAACGAGCGTTTACAACGCTGTATTGCGCGCGCGGTTCGAGTTTTTGCGCGAACGTACGCTGCTGGTTAATCACCGGGAAAAAACAATCGAAGGTTTTCTTGGGCTTGAACACCGGCTGATTGACAACGCTGTTTTTTTCAATATGGTAGCGGACGAAATTCAGGCCAAGCAGCCGGCCGCAGAGTTCTATCGCGCCGAAGTGCTGGGCCGAGAACTTCGCGTTTACTACATCGACACAAAGACAAAACGAAATGATATCTATGTAGACCCGCGGCACATTTTTGCTGGTGGCTGGTATTTTTCCAATCGGGAAGATAGTGGCTTTGCCATGCGGGCCGCGTTATGCGTCATGACCAAGTTCGGCCCGGCAATCGAGAATCGTCGAAGAAGCATGCATATCCGGCACACGGGCGCCGATCTCCTCGGCCGGGCGGCGATGATGGTTAGTAAGACCGTGGACCGCGAGATTGACATGGATGTGGTCGCAAAAAATATTAACCGACTGACGGCGACGTCGCTAAATTTTTCAGATTCCAAAGCCGTGCTCGACGCCGCGACAGAAAACTGGGTCGACTATTTAGGTCGGTTTAAAGTTACGCGCGATGATGCGCGTCAAATATGTAAAAACGCCGCAATGGTGGGGGCGGACATAGACCCGCGAAATCCAATAGATGTCTATACCCGCGAAGTTATGAGCGCGCGGTCGCTGTATGACATGTTTTGTTCAATTTTGCGGTATTCGCGCAATCAATACCACACCACACGCGACGCGCTGCAAAGCGCGGCAATGCAATTATTGGTTCCTAACAGTTAGAAATTACAGGAGGATGCTATGGGTCGTAAATCTAATGCGATGTCAATTATGCAGGCTGACTTCGTACCCGCGGCCGGAGAAAACGAACTTTCGTCGCGGCTGAACGAGCACACGTTGACCACAGAACTGCGCGATGTCGTATCAGAAATTGACCAGATTTTTGGCGACGTTCAGGTCGCGAGCCTGACGGCGTTTTGGCGGGTCGGGAAACTCATTACCGACGTCAAAAACAATCCAGAAACTTACTTAACCGACGAGCAGCGGGCAGCGCACATTGATGGCGCATCGTTGGTTATTTCTATTTTTGCTCCCGTGTACACGGCGGACCAGTTGCGGGGCGCTGTAAACTTTTATGAGCGCTACCCGGCAGAACAGGAAATCACTCGTCTGTTGTCGCTGCGCTGCCCGGATCGTCCCCGCTGGCGCATGACAGTGTCTCACGTGCAGTTGCTGTCGCAAATTTCTGACGAAGATCAGCGGGCCGTGTTAGAAGACAAGTGCGCCGAAGAGGCGTTGACTGCCCGAAACTTGTCTTTGGAATTACAAGAAATTCGCGGCAAGAAAAAGAATGGCGGGCGTACGCACCAATCGCCCAAGGGTTTGAAACAGCAATTGCTTGATCTGTTAAACCATCAGCGGCGGTTTATCGCCCGGTCAGAAAAACTCTGGCTGGCGGAAGACGCCGACAATATTTATGACGACGTGGCCAATGCCGCGCCAGAAAAGTTAGACGAAATTATTGTGGGCCTGTTCGCGGAAATGCGGCAAAACTTTGACACTATGTCTGATATGGTCGCGGATCATGTTGCGATGTGCGCTAAGATTTACGACGAAGTTATTTCGCGTCTTGGTGACGAGGACAACGAAGACGATTCGACTTTTGACGACGAGCCAGAAAATACCGCACCCCGCCGCAAGTCCGACATTACCCGATAGTGAGGCGCAAATGCTTTCGATTCGAAATGTGCCAATTGTTATTGAGCCCGGCGTGCCCGCTATTGAAGCCGAGTTTGCAGTAACGGGTCCGCCAAAGAAACGCCGGTCTTTTCCCGTGCAGTTGCTGCGCGTCGATTTAGACGGTGACGCGTTATCAAAGTTGCCATTTATTCCGGCGACAAAACTGCCGCATGTTTTTTCGCTTACAAATGACCCCGAAGATTCTGCCACATTAGTCGTGTACGACAACGTGGGACGTATTTCTCGCGTTTACGTGCGAGACGAAAAAGGTAAGTCGTGGGAGCGCAGGGACGTAGCCGCGGAGCACGCCGGAAAAAGCGTGACCCAATTCTCGGTTCGGTTTTCGTTCGGCTCTGAAAAATCTCGTGACGAATTTATGTTCGCTATAGACAGGGTATTAGCGCAATTGCAGGCCGCTGAAACCCCCGCGCGCCGCGACGTAGAGTCAGTGTTTAAAATTCTTTCTCGCTCGCGCGTCGCGCCGGTAGTCATGCCCGTGGCTATCGCGAAGGCTGATTTAAAGCAGGTCAAGATATAGGTCGGCTCTTTTCTCACTGAACGGACTCATCATGGCGGAAGGAATCGCTGATGTCTGTGTTTGCGTCTTGTTTTACGGCGCAGAAGACAAACATTTTAAACTTGCCCAACGAGTTTTAAATGAACCTATGCGCCGGCTCGCCGAGCGAAATGTCGAATTTCGCTTCGGCTGCAACGCCGTAGGTGCAGCGACAACAAGTTATTTGCTGCAGCAAATTGCTACGCATTTTCATCGGGCTGTTTTGTTTCACAGCCCAGAAAATATCATGAAGTACCCCATGATGCGGCGTATGCTGCACGAGCCGCCCATTCGCGCCCCGATTACGATGTGGTTTGACCATGATTCTTATTTGAATTTAAACGCAGACGACAATATCGACGCGTGGCTTGGGCGCGTAATAAAAAACGTTAATGGCTGTAACTTTATTGGCTCCGTCTATAAACAGGCGCTTTCTACTGCGCATCTTGATTGGCTGGCCAATCAACCGTGGTTTAACCCTGCTTATGACAAAAAGTATTTGTCGTATATTGTCGGCGGTTGGTGGACAATCAAAACTGATTTGCTTCGTAAATTTGACTGGCCGCCGCAAGATTTGCAGCAGAAGGGCGGCGACGCATTACTGGGCGCCATGTTTAAACATCAAGATTTACCGTTTTGTCACTTCCGTGACGGCGTGCGTGTCAATGTAAACGACGCCGGCGTCGAGTCGGCTGAGCCGAGGACAATCGACTTATGAACGTCGTCACGTCACGCATCGACTTGAAAACAACGCGCGCAAACTGGCCTCGCGACATGGCTTTTGCGCCGGCTTTAGTCAAGGCAAAACAACCCGGCCAGCCCGAAGACTGGTACGCAATTGACGCGAAACTAGAACTAGATCAACCCCCGAGTTTTGCAGATACCCGCCACGATCAGTATTTGCGCGTGCCGTTATTTGAATACGTTTTAAGCCCAGAAGCCGATCTTGCTTTTGCGCATGTTGTGCAACTTGTTTTAAGTTGTGCAGGGTATATTGGTCGCCCCATAAAAACGCTGCACATAGTGACAGGAAACCCAGTTGACCTAATCTACGCTGACAGTATAAATACAGCATCAGGCCTACGGTATTGGTTTGGTATAGCCTTTTCTTTGGAGAGACAACAAAATGTCTGAAAAACCCACAGTCATTGACGCCGCTTCGGTCCCCACAACCAGCCCTAGCGTCCAGAACGTTCCGGTAAAAATCAATACAACACAGATGGAAAAAGTTATCAAAGAAATGGCCGCCAAGTCGATGACGGCCACGACGCTCCCCGGCGTGCAGACCGGGCAAGGCGCAGGAGCCGAACCCGTCGAGCGAATTAACCCCTCTGTTTTTATTCGAGACATGTCGGCGGACATGGAGCGTCTTTACCAGCGTTTTGAAACGCTTAAAGTCTTGGCCGCCGAAATCAACGGCCGCGCTACTAATGAGCCACTTCCTCCGCAGGTTATTTTTCGCGGCCTGACTTTAGATTTCGCTATTAGCAAGGACGATAAGGTTACGGAGCACAGCGTAAAGATGCAGGCGCTCTCCTGCATTGGCGACATCTCGAATCTGATGTCGAACGAGTTTGGCTACATTATCGCCGCGCTTCGAGAACTCTCGCAGCAAGTAGCCGACCTCGCCCAGAAAACTAATGAACGTTGCACGGCTGCGTTCAAGGACTGGGAGGCGTCGAACAAAGATAAGCAAATTGTCGGCGCTACGAAGACGGCAACTATCTCGGCCGTTACGACAGACGCGGCCCCACCTTCGTCTGCCCCCGAAAGCATTACTTTGCAGCAGCAATGACGCTAAAGAAATTTAGTCGAAAACAAGTAATAACTCGCCGCGCTAGATTGGTCGCTGTCCTGACAAACTATGTCGGGCAGCACATCGTCGGCGAGGCGATCTACGCGATTACTGACGGCTTATGCGCGGCACTGCCTAATACGGTGTCGCGCAACGCCGTTTTTGAGACAATTCGTTTGCTCGCCGGCACGCAGTTAACTCAAAAAGGCGCGGCTAAACTTGCGTGGCGTCTGGCGGGAAATATGGACGCGCTCATTGCGGGTAGTCCTGTTCCGCCGTGGACGCGGCAGATGCACGATGAAATTGTTCCGGTGTGCGTAGAAAATGTCACGCCAATGCGCCGTAAAGATAAGAACGGCTTTTTGTTTCATTGCCGCGCCCTAGCCGGCACCCCATGCGCCGAAGTATTTACGCAATTTTTCTCAGCAAATAGTTGTCGCGCAATTTCAAGAGTTGTTGGGTTTTCTACAAACTCTTGGGGTCCGTACCAGTACGCTGGCATCGGCATGCATTTTGTAAATCTGTTGTTTTTTGCGCACATAGAGGCCGACAAATCACGCGACCGTCCGTTCTTTCGGCGCGTGAGCGTGACGAGTAGTATGCTGAAGGCGAACAAGGCGCTGCTCGAAGTACGTTGCCGAGTCGCGGCTTGCCCGCAAAATTTTCAACACTCTTGCGTGAACTGCCCCGTCGGCTATAACGAGTGCGCATACGCTACGCACCCCAAAACATATTCCGAGTCACATTGCCGTGTTTGCAATAATTTGGCCTTTTTCGATCCGGACAACCCGGCGACAATGTGCATAAACTGCTGTAAGGTTGGCCGCCATACGGTATAGTTGCGATTGTTCACGGAGGAACAAATGGGCAGTATTGGTTATCGAAACAAGGGCGACACCGGCCCGATGTATAATCCCGAGCGGGATTATGCTTACATTACACCCACGCTTATGCGCGTGGCCATTGAGCGGCTCGAAACAAACGAAAGTCAAGAAGTCAAAGCGTGGCTTGAGCGACTTCAAATTACGTCTGATGAAATTAACGCTGCGGTGTCCGCGCTGGCCAACGCGCAGCGCGATTTTGTAAACGGCGCGGACCCGGTCGCAAGTTTCGAGCAGGCGCTTTTCCGGCATAACTTTTACAATTGCCGTTTTGAAGTGCGCCAATTTTTGTTCGCCACGCTGGGCGAAGTATTTTGCGCGGCGTGGTTTGTCGCTGTGCGCGAAGTTTCTTTGGTGGGAGAAGAGTCGCCGGCGCACACAGATATGGCGCGGTTTTGCGCCGCGGTACGCGAGTTCGTAAATAAAACGAAAGGCGTCACACACGACGCGTCTTTCATGGCCGAACATTTACGAATGTATCAGGATGTTTTAAACACGCGCATCAAAAAATTGATGGCCGACGTGCTCGCACAAAACGACGCTATTTCGCGGCGTGATCGCGAGATACAAGATTTAAAAGCCCAATTAGCCGGCGCGCAGGCCTCGTGGTTTTCTAAGTTGGTTTCGATATTCAGAAAGAAATCGTAATGCCCAAATACAGAATGTATAAAGACCCCGAGGCCTTTGCGCCGAAAGTGGGTCCGTGCCCGGCCGGGTCTACGAGATTCTTGGGTCTCGACCTAGGCAGTAATTGCGGCGTAGCGGTATACGACTACACTCCCGGCAAAAAGTTACTCCAAGAAAAGTTGCAATTGTTTCAGTGGGACCTATCGCCGCAGGGCTTAGAATCTGGTGCGGCACGTTTTGTTCGACTTCGCGCGTTTCTGAACGTTACAAAGCCTGAAGTCGTTGGTTACGAGGACGTAAAATACTCGCCGCCAAAAGAGTTTTTTGTCAACAAAAAGTTCGGCATTCCGGCCGTGTTGTCTCGCGTAGCGACCGCGTCAGAAGTGCTCGGTGGCATGAAGGTTACCGTAGCGACGTGGGCAGAAGAGCATAACCTGATATCAAATGGTTACGCAATTTCAACGATTAAGAAGTACGCCACAGGAAATGGCAAGGCGAGCAAAGAAGAAATGATTATTGCCGCCAATAAATCGTTGGGCGCAGCATTTGATACGAGCAAATATAAATCGACAGGAATTGACAACGTTGTCGACGCGGCTTTTGTTTTGCTGCTTCTGATACAAAAAGTTCATGCCGGCATGCCTTTGCCCAAAAAGTGAATCATGGCTCCTCCTGCGCCATTTACGCGTGTTGACGCGATTACGAACGCGGACGAGATCGCCGCGCGGTCGTGCTCTGAATCCCTGCGCGGTTTAAACCGTCAAATATCTTTATTTACTCCGGCGCTGCTTATTACTTCAGGCAGGTTCGATCGCGATCCGGTAATAGAGTTTGACGCGCGGTTTCCAGCAGAGTCCGCCGATCTTCGGCCGTTTTGCATCGACTTGAAGCCCACGACAGACGAATTGTTTTTTTCTGGGCTTGGCGTGCGGGCTATTCCGGGGCGACCGCGGCCAGTCAACTGGGATAAACGGCTGTACGGGATCGCGCAAACACGAGAAGAAGAATGTTTTGCGTTTTTGTCGGGCATCGCATTCTCCGACGCTAAGACCGGATATTTTGCGAGCACCTTTGCGTACGACCTGACAATACCTGATCCGACATCGCGGTTTAACGAGATGCTGCCCGTAAAAGTGTTTGGTGTCATTTCAAACCAATTTATCGCAATGCTTGAGCGGCGAGTCACAGGCCCCGCAGTTGTTCGCCACGTTCCGGTTCCAAATGAAACTGCCGCATTAAACTTTTTGCAGCAAAACGGCATTTTAAGTTCGTTTAACGGAAACGACCCCCTTATCATATGTGAGTGACATGTCTGATACGCCGCCGCCTGCTAACTTGTTTCACGCTGTCATACTTCAACATGACGGCGAGTTTTTAATGGAATCATTTGCGTCCGCAGAAGAACTAGCCGCAAAATTAAAAACGCTCATTAACCGCGACGTTTCTGTGGCTTGCTATCAAGGTGTGCGACTAAACATATCGAAACCACCGTTGCGCCACCTGATGACGCCAGACGGCAATATTCCGTTGTTTGACGCCCCGCAAACAATTGAACCCGATGACACGGGTTATCTTGGTGTCGACCCTGCGCATTTAGAAGAGCCGCCTCAACTTGGCGGCCCGGCGCAAAAAGTCGGAGCGGTGCCGGACGAGTTTTTCTCGGACGACGATGGCGAAGCAATTAATATTTTTGACAGCGCGCTCCCCGATCCAGACAACTAAATTTTGAGCAAAAACGCGGCATATTTACAGCACCCCTGTTTTGTTTAGGGCGTGCTAGTAAACGAGGGCTTTATGCGTGTTGTTTTATTTCGCGGCGCCGCGGTCAAGCGGCAGCGAAAAATCGGAGACGATAAGATTTTGCTTGTGTTCTATTCTCGCCCGCCGATAGTGGTTACGCCGCAGGAGTGGGAATCAGAAAAGCAAAATATGTATTACGACGCCAGCGTCCGACGACGCGACATTGTCCGCAGCCTATAAAGGACTTTTATGTCTATTGCAGCAGAAAACACGAACATTGGTGCCTCCCCCAAGGTAACCGCGGTTATGGCTCAGCAGCGCCGCCTGCTGAAACGGTGGGACGCCGTTTCTCATTATCTGGCCGGCGTTTGTACCGGCCTGTATCTGCCCGGCATTGATCAGACGTTTGATAAGCCTATTCGGCGCGTGTCTGGTCGCCGGCCGCCCCTGCTCGTTCTTGAAGGCGATGGGCTGAACCTTACCGGGTCTATCAGCCGACCACAAAATAACAAACTGGTATACACCCCAATCTTCAGTTATGACTTGACGATGCCCTACACGCCCCGCGGCGGCGGTCGCGTGTTGCCGGCCAACAATCTGGTCTTAGCGCGCCGCGCAAACGAATTGCTGGCTGCTTTGGTTGCATACGGTCACCGAGTCGCAAACGACGCCCACGATGAACTGCCGGTTTTTGTGTTTCCGCAGGCTCTGCGGGACATGAGCGGAAAAATTGTGGCGGAAGATTACACGCCTGTGCTGGGTTTTGAAACAGACAACCCGGCCGCGGCGATGGAGACGGTGTATATCAAGCATCCAAATCCGGCTCCCAAGATTTTGGCGCGTCACGGCATCGAGTTTCCGATGTCCTTAACGCCCAGCGAACTCGACGATTTAGTTATTGAGTTTCGCGCTGAGTTCAATGACGCAGACATTGATTGGGGCATTGCAGTAGACGCGATTTTATTTCAGCGTCCGTACTGCTCGTTCTCGGTTCCGCTGGCTGAGGCGCTTTCCTCCGCGCCGGACGCCGTCGTTTCGGCTATGCGCGGGGAGTTGCGTGATAAGCATCAGTGGGAAGCGTCTTACGCAGACTTGCTGTGTGCGGCGCAAAACCCCGGGCAAATGCTGCGCATAAGCCGGCTGTCGGCGATGCAGACTTTTCCCGTAGAAAGCGCGCAGGAGATGCCCGAAGACTATGCCGGCACGGTACTGGCCCCAGTTGACTGGACCCCGCCGCCCGGCGCGGCGGGGTCTTTTGGGGCCTCAACACCGGCGGCGCCACGAGCGCCGACAACTGCTGCCGCCTAAACCGCGTACATGTAAACATGCGCTATTTTTTAAAGCCTGAAAAACCAATTTTAGCGTGGTTGCTCGATTGCGACGCATATCCACGCATAATTCCTATCTTCCCTCAAGAAGATAGTTCAGGCTTAGTAGTGGCGCATTTACTTTCGGGCGGGGTGTTTGCTGAGGTCATTACAGGCCCGAAACACGTCGCCGAAGTGTGCGGTACAGGCGTTCCGCTTGGCAGACTGTATTTTCAGATTCCCAAAAGTCTGCTATACAGTGTGTGTGACGGCCTCGGCCCCGAGAACTTTGGGGGTTAGCGCTACGCAGCGCGCCCCCTTTTTTTAGATATCAGAGCGCACATGTACAAAGACCCTTCTGAAATTCAGATGGAAAACGGCCGCACAATGGCCGATTACATGCGCCGCGGGCCGGCGGGTCTGCGCGGTGTCGTCGTGGGCAAAGCCACAGCCGGCGGAACCCCGGTTAACTACGATCCGCACGACATGTCGAAAGTGCGAATAAATATCATTGACCCGACCGGTAAAAACACAACAGACATTTCGTTAAGTGAGTTTACACCAGATCGTTTAAACGCCGCGATGGCCAAAGCCAGCGAAACTATTGCTGGGGACGATATCGAATCTATCCGGGAGCGGGCTGCTATGGTTTTTGAAGAAATGGCAAATATGGCGAAGTCAGGCGTGCAGCGCGTGCCGAGCAAGCGCACAAACGCGCTCCCGGCGCCGCTTCCGCCCCCGGAAGAGGATGAAATTGTTAACGAACTAGAAGAAGAAATTCAACAAACTTTTGCGCCCGCGCCGAGTAGCCCGCCAATTGAAAAAATAGACCGTAATTACAGTCCTATGGCGGCATTTGGTTTGAAGAAAAAAACAACGGCTCCTATGCAAAACGCGGTCGCCTCTACCGGCGGACACGCGCAACGAGTTGGTCCGCCACAAAAGTTAGTGTATTTCGAGAAAGAGGGCATCGGGACGGTGCCGGCGTTTTTTCATGACGTTATTGTGTCCCTTACCGCTACGGACGAATACGGCCTAGAAGAAAGCGGGTTTTTAGTTTTAGTTTACGATTTACGCTTCGAGCAGAATGCCGCGCGCTGGTTTCCTCCCGCAAATGACCCGTATAACCGCCCGTGGGCCGCTCAAATTAGTGACGATCGGCGGCTGTACCTTGTGCATACGACCGGATTTCAGTATGTTTATGATAGCCGTGAATACTGTATTTTAATGGTAGAAAAGGCCGTGACCTCGACAGGGCTGGAATGATGGAGAAACACGGTGTTATCAAATCCGGCATTACTCCGCCGGAGCAAGAGCCAGAAAAAACCGCGGCACATGTAGATAGCGAAAAGCCGACGGTTGCTGAACTCGATAACGATTTTCGTAAACGGGCTGCGGAAGCGGCGCGTAACACCTGCCAGAAATAGGTGCTGCTTTGGCGCTCGCTCCGTCCGTAGAAATGGGCTACAACTCGCTGGGCAAGGGGGTTACTGCTGACGAGCGGTTTCCGGACCCGTTCTGCGACATCGCCAGCCTCTCTATGCCTGAAAGTATTCAGACAGCCCTGCGCTGGACTGAGTATGTCATGAACGCTAACGGGCCTTACCGGCAGGCTATCGATCGCGTGGTTTCGTACTTCATCACCGACGTTGAAATTTACGACATTGGCGAGAATACAACTGGTCGCGAAGAAAAAGAAAAATTTCGTGTGTTTCTTGATGACACGCTGAGCATTAAGAATACGCTGCACAGTATCGGGCTGGACTACATGGCGTACGGCAACTCGTTCACGAGTTTGCTTGTTCCGTTCCGCCGCTACTTGTCGTGCAAAAAATGCGGCCTCGAAATGCCGTTAGAAAAAGTGCACAATTCGCCGCAGTGCGCTTTTAAGTGGCAAAACTTTGAGTTTCACGCCACCTGCCCGAAATGCAAAGCGACCGGTGAGTGGCGGCATATCGACCGCCGCAGCGGCGACAACGATCAGATGCACGTGAAAAGATGGAGCCCGCACGAAATTGATATTTTGTGGGACCCATACACTGACGAATGCTCGTACGTTTGGAAAATTCCGCAAGACTACCGCACGCTAATTAAAAACGGTCACCTGCACCATCTTGAGCGAGCCAGTTGGGAAGTTATTCAGGCAATTAAAAACGAACAGAATTTGATGTTCGATAAGGGCGTTATTTACCACCTCAAAGAAGATGCCCTCGCTGGTATGCGCAACCGTGGCTGGGGTATTTCACGCGTGCTGACAAATTTTAGGCAGGCGTGGTATTACCAGATTTTGCATAGGTACAATGAAGCCGTCGCCCTCGATTACGTAATTCCTTTTCGCGTAATTACGCCGGCGCCCCGCGGCGGTGACAACCAGTCGTCTGACCCCGTTCATACGATTAATTTGTCGAATTTTACGGCGCGCGTTAACTCAATGCTACGCGCGCGGCGAACCGATCCGGCGCGCTGGAATGTGCTTCCGTTCCCCGTAAACTATCAGGCGCTCGGCGGCGACGCGAGCCAGTTAGCGCCGCGAGACCTTTTAGATCAGGGTCTCGAAACGTTATTGAAGTGCATCGGAATGCCCGTTGAGTTATTTAACGGCACGCTGCAACTTCAGGCCGCGCCAGCGGCGCTTCGTTTGTTTGAGGCAAATTGGAGCCACCTGCCGCACAACATGAATCGCTTTCTCACCGACTTGGCCGCGAACATAGCCAAGATTATGTCGTGGGAGCCGGTCGGGGCGAAGTTGATGCGCGTCACTCATGCTGACGACCTCAACAGGCAGATGGCGAAACTGCAACTTATGCAGGGGCAGCAAATCAGTAAGACTACAGGTCTGGCCAGTGTCGGTTTGGATTATGAGGAAGAAACCAAACGTATGCTGGAAGAAGAGCGCATTTATGCCGAAGAGCAAGAGCGCATGCAAAAAGAAATGGAACAGGCGCAGACGATGAAAGACCTGTCCCAGCAAACCGAGATGATGGGCGGCGTTGGTCAGGCCGGCGCGGGCGCAACCGGTATGCCGCCCGCGGGCGCGCCAGCGCCGGCGCAAGGCGCGGCCCCGCCCGGTATGCCAATGCCCGGCCAGCCGACTGCCGTAGATCAGTTCCTAATGCAGCGACAAAACTCGGGTAGTATTCCGCGCACGCCAGAAGACCTGCAGCAGCAAGCCCAACTTATTGCTAACCAACTATTGTCGTTACCGGAGTCGCAAAAAGACTCTGAACTTATCAAACTTAAGCGCGGCGACAATACTATGCACGCGCTCGTCACAAGCATTATTGACGACATCAGGCAGCAGGCTCGATCGCAGGGCGGCGCCATGGTTATGCAGCAGCAATATGGTCAACCGGCTCCCGCAGGCGGGTAAAAATGAGTGTCGGTATTTATACGCATTACGCGCAATGCGACCAGACATATTTTGCGATTCGTCTTGCAGATTTCTTGCGCAACCAAGGCGTTGATTTTTCTATTTATACAGATAACCAGCCCGCCAAAATCAAGTCTGCGTATGACAACATAGTCGTACACAAAAATAAACAACGGTATAGCGATTGGGCGAAAAAACAGCGCATTCTAGTTTGGACTCATGTACCTAAAATAGAGCAAATTAATATTGCTAAGCGCGCCGGCGCCACGACCGTCTTAGTGCCAATGTGGCAAGAATTAAATACGCCGTTCAAAAAAACCGTACGCCAAGCCGATCATCTCATCGCGTTGTCGACAGAATGCCGAGAACTTTTCCACGGTGTATACAAGTTTCGCAATGTAACGTTAATACCTTTTGACACGGGATTGCCGCCGACAAAAAAAGACGGCAATGTAGATGCCAAGAAAATAAAACTGTTTTTGCCGTGGTTTGATCGGAATGCACGTTGCGCACAGAATTCTTTTTTGGATCAACTAGAGTACTTGCTATTGCGCATGCCAGAAGCGCATTTAACTGTTGCAATTTCGTCGAGCAAATTTTCACCGGCAATTGCCAAGTTTTTTCAACGTCTTGGAAGACACACAGAGGGGCGCGTTTCTTTGTTGCGAAACGTTGCCGTGCCGGCTCGCACAAAACTTTACGGCGAACACGACTTAACCGTATTCCCCGCCGAGTGCGATAATTTTGGATTGTGCAGTTTGACTTCAATTTGCTGCGGCACGCCAGTGATTACGCTCGCAGTTTCTCCGCAGACTGATTTTGTATATCAAGACGCAAATGGCGTACTTGTAAAAACTAAAGTTGATTATGACGAGCATGGTGTGCCGCACGCGCGCCCTGATTACGACTTGTTCGGTGAAACATTGCAGACACTCATTGCGGAACCAAACTACATCAACGCGATGAATCGCAAAATTAACTACAACTTAAATTCTCGCCGCAAATCATTTGAACTAGGTTGGCAATCTGTTTTGCGGCTTGTGTGACACTTGGCGCACGGAGGCGCACATGAAAAAAGCCGACGACCTGTCGTTAGACAAAACGTTATTGTTTGCCCAACAATGCTACGCCGAAAAGCAAAACAATTCTGGCGAAAACTTACTCGCGCATTGCAAAAGAGTCGCGTATCAAGCCGAGACTATTGCGCATAAGTTGTATCAGGACTTGCGCACGGATTACGTACCTGAGAATCTCAAAGATACTGTCGCGGCAATTATTCATTGCGGGCTGCTGCATGACGTCTTGAATGTCCGCGCGTGTGCGTTTGAAACTATTGCCGAGGTAGCAAATGTTCAAATCGCCGCTATGGTGTCAGCGCTCAGCCGCGATTTTCGTCTTGTTGAAACAAAGCGAGATATGGAATTTCGTGGGCGACTTAGCCAGAGCGCGGTCGGCACACAAATTGTCGCCGTCGCCGACATTATTTGCACGGCAAAAGAATTGCTCAAAACGCTAGAACGCAGCGGCATGTCGGTTGTGCCAAAATCTAAAAAAATTTTGGCGCAATTAGACGGCGACTTGCTGGCAGTGCATGCAGCAAATAAATATTACATGCTGCGGCTGTATGTGCACGCCGCCCGCAATCTTCTCGTGGATGTGAGTCAAAAAATCAAATCTTGCAGGCAAAAAGCAAAAGCGGACAAAGCGGCAGCCAGTCTTGCCAAAAAAGTGCAAGAAGCGGTAGACTCTCGCGCCAAGAAAGATCGACGTCCGCGCGGCAAAACTAAAGAGAAAAAACAGGAGGTGCGCTATGCAAGAAAAAGAAATCTTCGCACAGATGTTGACTGACTTCGCGGCGACCCGACCCGAGATTACAGACAATCAGGTCTTGCAGGACTTTTGCGATTATGCTAAGACGTGGTTTTCTGAAAAAGGCGTTGTGGGTGTCGCGCAAACCGTCAATGGTTTTGCTTTGCGTTTTAAAGACGGTTCTGAGCGGATTTTATTCTCTTCTAATTTTCAGGCCGTAGCGGATCAGCCTTCTTTTTCGATTTCTGGCGTGGGTGGCGGGCCCGTGCGAATTACGCCCATAGCCGTAGACACGTCACATAAAATTACCGGGTAATTACAAGGAGCGTAAGTGTTTATTTGTTTTGAAGGTATTGACGGCGCCGGCAAGAGTACGCAGGCCCGCATGCTTCAGCAGCGACTTGCGGCCGATGGCTATAAAGTTGAATTAGTGGCAGACCCCGGCACTACTAAAATTGGGACAGCAATTCGGCAGATTCTTCTCGACAACGACGGCCCGATCACGCCCGTCGCGCAAATGCTGCTATTTTCTGCGGCCCGGGCTGAGTTATCTGCGTATGCGCGTGCACAATTGCGCAAAAAAACCGTCATTATTTGCGATCGCTGGTTTTTATCGACGGTAGTGTATCAGGGTGTCTTGAATCGGATACCGATACATAGTCTTTTTGATATTTTTGAAATGTCGGACTGTGTGTTTCCAGATTTATGTTTTTTGCTTGACCTCGATCCGCGCGACGCCAAGAAACGGATGGGCAAGCCGCGCGACAGGTACGAGCGCAAAGGCATGGCTGAGCGCAAGATTATGCGCGACGCGTATCTAAATTTTGCCGGGCACCAGTTCGCTGCCGCCACTGAAGTAGTCGCGGCAGATCGTCCGGCAGAAATAACGCACAAGCAGATTTACGCAATTGTGAAATCTGCTTTGACGGAGCGGAAGATAAAACCCACAAGGAAGGAGCCTAAAAATGGCCGTTCTCGTGTCCGAGCAAACGCACGTAAATCAAGAACGTGATTACTCCGTATTTGTCGCTCTAAAAGAGGTGCAGCAATTAGAGCGGCAATTAATTGTTAGCCCAGAAAATCGCACAATTAACGCGGCTTTGCGCAACGTTGTGTTTCTGCTTTTAGACCTTGCGCAGAAATATGTGCCGAATACCGCCGCCACTTTTAGCGATTACTCGCATCTGACGCACTGCATTAAACTTTTGCAGGAAATGGGTTTAAAGCCCCAAATTGCGGCAAAACTTGACGCAGCCGTAGCCGGCGTAAGTGCCGATATCGTGTACAATTCTTTTGAATACCGGCAGTTGCGCAATAAAATAAAAGCGTGTTTGGCGGTTGTTGCCGACCTAACCGAGCGCCCTGCTGCCGCGGGCTCAAAAGAGTTTCAGCGCGGCGTGCGCGAAGGTTACCGTCGCGCCAGCGATATCGCCGTATTATTCCTTGAAGACATCAATGAGACCGCGTAGCATGGACGCCCACAGCATAACAGTAGCCCTTGGCGATTTAAATCCGGACGCCGTGTTACTCGAAAACATGGACACGGCGCTTATTGGCGTTGGTTATATCGGCCCGCGCGATCCGGTGGCGATATACAGCAAAGCAAAGATATACGAAAAACTATTTGCTGACGGTTTTTCGCAGGAAGATGCTAATGAGTATTTCGGCAAATACTCTAACACATGGGCGGCTGAAAACACGCCTGTAATTATGGATGACCTTTCGGAGCAATAATGGCTACGGTTGTTGAAAACCACCCTGACAGCATTATCTTTGTCAACGGCGGGCGCGGCGATAAAGAAAACTCACCGACGCTGTCTGTGCAGGCGGGCGATTGGGAGGTCGAGGATCACGTCGAGTCTGGCGTGGTGTTTGACGCGTACGGCCCACAACCACCGCTGCTCACCCCGGCTGACGCGCGCAAACTGGCTAAATGGCTGCAACGCGCCGCCGACAGCCTAGAGGGCGTAAAACATTCGGACAAAAAAAAGAGTCGGCACAACTATTACGAGCAGGATGATGTAGACGATTATTGAGGTTATTTGTGAAAAACTCGCTGCTCTGCTGGCTTCTACTGGTTGCTCTGTCGCGCGTAGAGGCGGCAGAGTTGCTCATTTTTACGGCTGATTGGTGCGGCCCGTGTCAGCAATTAAAAACAGACATCGCACAGAACCCCGAGATTATGCGGGATTATGAGTGGGGCTATGTCGACTTCGACGCTGAAAAAGATTTGGTGCGCGCCTACAGTGTAAAAACAGTGCCCACTTTTTTTATACTAGAGGGGCATAACGTTGTGCGCCAACAATCCGGTTATCGCGGCCCGGGGCAATTGAGGCGCTGGTTGCAAAGCAGGTAAGCGGGCGCCGATATGACCGTGAACAAAAAAATATCAGAGTTGCCCGACAAACCGCTCCCCGAGCCGTCGGACATCATATTGCTGGTCGATACGGGCGTCACGCCGATCAGTACGAAAAAAACAACGCTGGCAGACATGTTAGCGTCGTTTCGAAATTTACCGAACGGTTTAGCGATTCTAGACGCTGCTGGTAAAATACCGGCAACGCAGTTGCCGCCGCTCGCAATTAACAACACTTTTGTTGTAAACTCGCTAGGAGCGCTCGTCGACCTTGTTGCCGAAATTGGCGACGTAGCCGTGGTGACAAGTCTAAACAAAAGTTTTATACTGGCCAACGAGCCGGCTTCTGCTATTGGAAACTGGGTTGAATTACTGGCCTCGGGAACAAATATTCTTGATGGCGGAAATTTTTAGGAGCAATGTAGCCGATGTCTAACACTATTCAAATTAAGCGTCGCACCTCCGCGCCCGGCAACCAAGCAGGCGCTCCGACCAATCTCGCCGTGGCCGAACTGGCGTTCAACGAGGTGGACAATACGCTGTACATTGGGCGCACTACCGGCGGTACGACTCCTGTGACCGTTGAGGCGCTCGCCGGCGCGGGCGCTTTCTTAGCGCTTTCTGGCACTCAAACAGCCAGCGGCAATTACACGTTCAACACCGGCACTGTCACGCTGAACGGCACTGTGTCTGGCACCGGCATCAATTCTTACGTGACCGGGAAGCGGTTAAACGAATTTACAGCGCCTAATGCCGCAGTCAGTTTTGGTTCACAGCAAATCACCAACCTCGCGGCCCCGACCGCTGACGCGCACGCTGCCACGAAGAAATACGTGGACGATACTGTGACCGCCTCGCAGCCGACCGGCGTCGCCTATTTAGCAGCCAATAACACCTTCACCGGTATTAATACGTTTGCAAATACCGTAACGGTGCAGGGTTCGTTCGCAATCGTCGACGGCACTGATGTTTTTAACATTGATCAAGGCGGTAATTTTAGCGGCGCTAATGGCACGCTGAGTGGCACGCTTGCGGCTGCTGGGTTGACAGTGAGTTCCGGCACCGGTGGTTCTTTTACGGTAGTTAGCAATGGTGAAACAAGCATCACCAACGCGTCTCTTACGTTGACCAGCAACAGCAACTTTGCGCCAGTTTTTAAAGTAGGCGACGGTACTAATGAAAATTTTGTTGTATATCCTGACGGCAGTTTTAACGCAGCCGGCGGCGCTAATTCGTTCTCAGTTGACAATGCTGGCGTGTGTTATCCGTCAGCCGTTTACATGGGCGGCGGCACAGTTGTTATCAATCCCGGCGATCCGGCCGGCAACGTGTTCATCATCAACAACGGAGCCGACACTTTTACGGTGAATCAAAGCGGCAACTTTTTTGCCACAAGCGGTACGGTCGGCGGCGCTATGTATGTCGACACAATGTACCTCGGCGGTAGCACCATCGTTCTTGATCCCGGCGCGACGAACGTGCTGGAAATTTCTGATACAAGCAACACCGTTGGTTTTGGCGTAACGGCGGCTGGCACCGTCTCGGCGAAAAGCGTGGAAGTCAACGGGCAGTTTATTGCGGCTGGCACCGCGACAAGCGTGTACACGTACCCGAATGCTAATCCGTTTGCAGTTTATGGGTCGCAATTAGCGCCCGTATTTGAAGTGGCTAACGACGGGACTGTTACGGCAGATACGCTCGTCGCCGGCACGCTCAATGTCCTCGACAAGCAGATAGTGCTAGCCGACGTTGCTACCCCCTCAGATACGACAGCAAATGGTAGCGGCATCGTTGTAAAAGGCCCAACAAATTCGACTTACAAAAATATTTTGTGGGCGGACGAAGATGACTCTTGGCGCTTCAATCAGGCTATCCACGCCGCCGGCACCAGTTTTATTCTCAGCAGCGGCACCACTACAGCGTCTGGTGGCGGCTCATCTTCCAGTGTGCTTAATGTCGTCGACGATTACAACGTAGAGCGAAAAGTAACTTTCGCGTTGCCGGTCAGTTTTTCGACCGGTTCGTGGCTTATAACTGTACCGCTTAAAACCGGCACAATGGCGCTTAGCACTGATAAACTCAGCGCATTTGCCGCGACCACATCCGCAGAACTCGCGGGCGTAATTAGCGACGAAACTGGCACCGGCAAACTTGTGTTTTCTGGAAGCCCCGAATTTCAATTTAGCGCGGGGACGACGAGCACCGTATTTGATGTTTTCAATACGACCGCAGAGACGATCAACGCCTTCGGCGCCGCGACGACGGTCAACATCGGCGCGAATACCGGCACTACGTACATCAAACACGCGCTCGACATAACCGGCACAATTAGCGCAGCAAACAACAACTTTACCGTCGACGCGTCTGGTGCTGTAAGCGCGGCCGACGGCAACTTTAGCGTTAGCACAACAGGCGCAATAACAGCCGCCGCCGGCGCCTTCCTTGTCACATCAGACGGCGAACTTTCCGCGGCTTCTGGAAACTTTTCCGCCACAACTTCTGGCACAACGATTTCAGGTGACTTTTTGGTCGCACCCGCCGGCGGCGGTGGCGATATATTCAGTGTGGACGCTGCAACCGCGACCGTTCGTGTAAACGGCGACGAAGTTGCTACCAAGCCCTACGTTGACGCGATCAAGCAGGGTCTTGATATCAAAGACAGCGTGCGCGTTGCGACAACCGCGAACATTACCCTGTCCGGCACGCAAAGTATTGACGGAGTATCGGTAGTTGCCGGCGACCGCGTGCTAGTTAAAAATCAGAGCACGGCTAGTCAAAACGGTATTTACGTTGTTGCAGCCGGCGCTTGGTCGCGCGCAGAAGACGCAGACACCAGCGAGAAAGTTACGGCTGGCTTGTTTGTATTCGTGGAATTGGGTACGGCAAACGCGGACACGGGCTGGGTACTTGTCACGGATGAGCCGACAACTCTTGGCACAACAAGCCTTACCTTCTCTCAATTTTCGGCTGCCGGTCAAATTTATGACGGCAACGGTCTTGTAAAAGTTGGCAATACTATTAGCGTCGGTACGGCGTCTACGAATCGTATTGTCGTTAACGCCGATAACATCGATCTTGCCACGACCGGCGTAACGGCCGCCGCTAACTACACGCGCGTCACAGTTGACGCGTACGGCCGCGTGACCGCCGCTGACAGCCCGCTTGTGGTCGCTGCCGGAAAGACGCTGGGAGTGAGCAACACGCTGACGTTTACCGGTACAGACGCCAGTTCTGTGGCCTTTGGCGCCGGCGGTACAGTCGCTTACATTGGCAGCAACAACGCGTTCACTGGCGCCAACACGTTTACGAATACTACCGGCCAGACTTTCCGGCAAGCGGCGACGCAGGACGGCATTATTCTTCGTGGCCGCGCCGGCGGTACAAGTACGCGCGCCGTGACCGTCGAAACAGCGGCGCTCTCTGCTAACCGCACCATCACCCTTCCTGACGCTGCGGGTACAGTGCTTTTGGATTCTACGGTATGCGCCGCAGTGGCCGATTGCACAATCGACGGCGGCACGTTCTAATCGCGTACCATGCCAAACCAAATTCTGCACAAACGCAGCAGCACGCCCGGAGCAGTGCCTACAACTGGGCAACTCGCTGACGGCGAACTTGCGTTAAATCTGGCTGACGGCAAACTGTTCGCAAAAAAGGCGGACGGCACCGTGGCGGCTTTTCCGGCCGAAGTCGAGGGTGGAACGGAAACTACGGTCGCAACAGAATTGACGTATTATTTTCGCAACGTCGCGTCAGATTACTGGGACGACCCCAACAACTGGTTTTTAAACGCTGACATAGATTATCCCGCTAACACGATTCCGCCGGCAAATTCGAATGTGATCATTACGTCGTTGTGCGAGATAGGGCGAGTAATGGCCAATGCCGGCGCGAATCTTGTCGTTAAAAATATTAAGTTATGCGGCGAAGGACTCGACAGTGTCGGCAACCCAATTTACGCAGAACTGCGCGACACGAATTACGGGGGGTATCGCGTCGAAGTAACCGAGACGATGACACTCGGTGACGATACGGTTGGCATCAACGGCTTTTCATCTTCTTGTTACGCCGCGCTTAACGCAGACGTGTATTTAGCAACTGGCGCTGTCGCTACATTGTATCATAACAGCAATTTCAACAGCCGCAACATTGACGGCCCGGGCACGCTGATTATTCAGGGCGGCAGCATTAGTTACGCGAGCCTATACGCAAATACAGAAATGCGCTGGGGGTATGCAAATCCCTACTTTTACGGCGAATTTAAGTACTTTGGCGGTACTTTGCAGTACGGCACCGCATACTACAACTACAACACAAGCGCGCCGCCTGTCATCATTTTTAACCCCGGCGCCTACGACCCGGCGACCATTAACAATGCGGACTACAACTACTTTTATAATGCCGATTTACGCATTTACAATCTAAGCGGCGTGACAAATAACTATATTCAAGCCGAGTCGTGGGCCGGCCCGGCGCCGACAGTTGTTTCCGTGTACAACGCTGTAGAAATAAATAACACCGCGTTTACTACAATTTCGTTAATAAACATGACCGGATCGTTGATTACGTTCTACGATTCGTCGACAAATGCCGGGATGATTGACGGCGACGCGCACTTTAGAAACTCGTCGTCAAATTCCCCGTCTGGTACGATTAACGGCACCGCGACATTCTTCGATTCTGCGTGCAATAACGGCGGTAGCGCGACCACCTTTGTGCCCAGCCCGCCGCCGAGTTGCTAACCGCATGAGGTACTGCAATGGAATTTAATCCGCCGCTCGTGATCCCGATGCCCGACGGTACGCAACGCACCGTCGCGCGTCTATTTCCGATTATTTATGACGACGTGACCCGCAAGGTGTGCAACTTAATGCTGCACCCGTTTCCGAAACCGTTGACGCTATGGCGCGGCGAGGCGTACGACATCGCCGGCGACTATACGCAGGCAGATGTTGATGCACGGCTGCTGGAATTGCTTGGCGACGACCCCGTACATGTACTGCGCGGTTTGATTCCCGGCGCCAATGGAAATATGCCGCAAGGATAATCAATGGGCACTGTAATTAAACATCGCCGCGGCTCGTCGCTTGCGCTCGTTAACGAAAATCCAGTGCTAGCCGACGGTGAACTGTGCTTTGATACCGACGCGAACCTTTTCAAGATCGGCGACGGGGTGACGCCGTGGCTTGGTTTGCCGTTTATACAAAACCCGCCCGCCGACGGAAGTATTCACGCCGGCAAAATATCTGACGGCGCGGTAACACTCGCCAAATTTGCGCCGGCGCCAAATAATCAAAATCCGGGGTTTTTGAAAACAAACGGGTACAGCGCCCCGATTGAATTTCAAACAGTAGCCAGCGGCAACAGATTTTTTAACTTCGCCGCGAATTACAATAGTTCAACTACTATTCGACGCCTGCTTGGCGCCCAAACAAGTATTGGCAGTTTTTGGATTCAGCGCCCCAGCATAGGTAGAAACGGTGCAAGCGTTGCTTACGGCAACCGCACATTTGTATTCGTAGCCGACAGCGGTAGTCAGCGCACGGGGTACTCAACAAACGGCGGCTACTCGTGGACATATGTAAACTCTGCTGCCGAAGGCAACGCGTGGTATTCCGTCACGTTTGGTGACGGCAAGTTCGTGGCCGTGGCCAATAGCGGCACGTCTGTCCGCGCTATGTATTCCATAAACAACGGGCAGTCGTGGACGCTCTGCACGGTTCCTGCCGGCGTATCTACCGCGGCGTGGACCAGCGTAGCGTACGGCAACGGCACGTTTGTCGCTGTGTCGTCTAATGGCTTTGTGATGTCCTCCGCGGACGGCATCACGTGGACGCAACGCACGCCTTCCACAACGAGCATTGCGTGGCAAGCGGTGACTTACGGCAATGGCGTATTTGTCGCCGTAGCAAGCGCCGGCGGGACGCGCATCATGACGTCGCCAGATGGCGTAACGTGGACGAGTCGATCAGGTTCGACAACACAAAACTGGACGGGTATCGCGTACGGTGCTGGTTATTTTGTCGCGGCTGCGTTTAACTCTTCTGCAATTATGCGGTCAGTGGACGGAATTACGTGGCAAAGTATCAGCACCCCGTATTTCGGCGCGACGCGCGTGCATATAGCATTTGGCGGCGGCAAATTTGTGATAACGCGTCTCGGCGGAAGTTTCTCCGCCGGACAGTTTGTGATTGTGTCCGATGACGGCGGCGATACGTGGTGGTACCCGTTGCCGATAAACGATTACAATCTCGGCATTGATTTGATGCCGTATTCGACTAGCGTTCGCGGCAGTTGCTACGGCGGCGGTAAGTACGTCGCAATCGGTAATAGCCTACATTGGACAAGCGGCGCGTTTAGTCCAGATGAAAATTTGACCGACGCGCCGCTTGATTCTGCGTTTTATTTGCGCAAAAACGGCGACTGGCTGGCGGTGACGGAGGCTACGCTCACTGGCGCGACAGGCGTGCAAGGCGTTACGGGCCCAACCGGGCCAACGGGTCCTCAGGGTTTAACTGGCGTAAATGGCGCGACAGGCGTGCAAGGATCAACTGGACCTACAGGCCCGCAAGGCAATGTAGGCGCACAAGGCCCAACCGGCGCGACAGGCGTTCAAGGTTCGACGGGACCCACAGGGCCTCAAGGCATTCAAGGTGCGCAGGGTTTAACAGGTGTAACTGGCGTAACAGGTCCGCAAGGTATTCAAGGTAATGTTGGTGCAACTGGTGCGACAGGCGTTCAAGGAAACGTTGGTGTAACTGGGGCTACTGGTCCTCAAGGTGTTCAAGGAAACGTTGGTGTAACAGGCGCGACAGGCGCGCAGGGACTGACAGGCGTGCAGGGCGCAACTGGCGCCACAGGAGTGCAAGGCGCCACAGGCCCCGCGGGGCAAGGATTTTCTGACGGCGATAAAGGCGATATCACAATCAGCGGCTCGGGGGCCACGCTGACTATTGACAATCAGGCCGTAACGTACGCCAAGATTCAAAACGTTTCTGCTACCGACAAACTTTTAGGACGTTCTTCTGCCGGCTCGGGCGCTGTGGAAGAAATTACTTGCACCGCATTTGGGCGCAGTCTCATCGATGACGCCGACGCCGCTGCGGCCAGAACAACGTTGCTTGCCGCGCCGACTGATTCGCCGACGCTTACAGGCACAACAACATTAAATGGTCCGCTTTATTTGCTCGGCGGCTATAGTGAAAAAGTTGAAGCGCTGACGATCACTTCGTCCACGTTGACAATCGATCTCGCAGATTGCGCGTTATTCACGTGCACCCTCGACTCCGACATCACGACGTTTACGATTTCAAATACGCCCGCGACCGCTGGACTGGCCACTGGTTTCACGCTAATTTTTACGGCTGACGGTACGGCACGCGCGGTGACATGGCCCCTGAGTGTAAAGTGGGCGGGCGGAACAGCGCCTACGCTGACAAGCACAAACGGAAAGAAAGACGTATTCAGTTTTTTGTCGCCGGATAACGGCACGACATGGCTTGGCTTTATTGGCGGGCAGGATTACTGATGTTTGGCGGCATTGCCAGTAAACGAGGGCTTTTGCGCGCGGCGGCCGACGGCGACGCCGTATATGCTGTAGGTAGGTTTCGATTTTCGTCGCCCGGGCTTGCGCGTGCTAATCGCATTGTGCAGTTAAACGCAGACGGCTCGGTCGACACTGCGTTTAATATTGGCACCGGATTTGCACAAAACGTTTCAGCAGTAGCGCTACAAAGTAATGGCAAACTTATCGTTGTTGGCGCTTTTTTAACTTACAACGGCTCGTCCGTCTCGCGGATCGTGCGGCTGAATACGGACGGAAGTCTTGATACGTCGTTTAACGTCGGAACGGGGCTAAACAACAGCGCTAATGACGTTGCAGTTCAAAGCGACGATAAAATCATTGTGGGCGGGGCTTTTAGCGCCTACAACGGCGCAACAGCCCCCCGGCTCATCCGATTAAACAGCGACGGAACACTTGATACAAGTTTTAATCCCGGCACAGGCCCGGGCAATTCGGTTAACGCTTTGACCCTGCAAAGTGACGGAAAAATTCTCATTGCGGGTTCTTTTGTAGACTACAATGGAACCGCACGAAATTATATTGCGCGTGTAAATTCAGACGGCGCGTTAGATACGACGTTTGACGTTGGAACAGGTTTTAGCAGCATTACCACCGCTATAGGATCGGATAGCACTGGCAAAGTAATTGTTGGCGGCCTTTTTAGCACGTTTAACGGCGTATCTCGAAACCGCATTGCACGACTAAATAGCGACGGCTCGTTGGATACGACTTTTGTTGTCGGAACTGGTTTTAACAATCCGGTTTTTACAAGAAATATTGCTGTTCAAAGCGACAACAAAGTGATTTGCGGCGGCGACTTTTTTGCATACAACGGCACTACGGCCAATCGCGTAGCGCGGCTTGATACAAATGGCGCGCTCGACAATACATTTGGCAGCGGCGTAAACACGTCTGTTAACACCGTTGCGTTGCAACCTGATGGAAAAATTCTTATCAGCGGCGGTTTTGAATCATTTAACGATCAATTTGTTTCTCGTATTGTTCGTTGCAACACTGACGGAACTATAGACACAAGTTTTACGGCCGCAATCAACTCGGCCGCCACAGCGATAGCCGTGCGCGGCAACGGCAAAATAATTGCAGCAGGCGGTTTTACAACGGTCAACGGACAACGAGTCGACTTTTTAGTTCGAATCAAGAACGACGTGCGTGATCAGTCGCTTAACGTCTCCGGTAACTTTGACAATCAGATTAATCGGCTTGTTGTTCAGCCAGATGAAAAATTAATTGTTTGCGGGACTTTTACGACGATCAGCGGAAATTCCCGAATGCGCGTTGCGCGGTTAAACGCCGACGGGTCTCTAGACACGACCTTCAACGTTGGAACTGGCTTTAATAACACTGTTAATGCTGCCGAGGCGACCTCTGACGGCAAGATTATTGCTGGCGGCGCGTTTCTGTCTTATAACGGCACGAGTATCAACAGAATTGCGCGGCTTAACGATGACGGGTCGCTAGATACGACCTTCAACGTTGGAACTGGCTTTAATAACACTGTTAACGCGCTTGCTATTCAAGAAGACGGAAAGATTCTAGTTGGCGGGTTTTTTACGGCTTATAACGGCGTCACGGCAAATAGAATAATACGTCTTAACGCAGATGGAACACACGACACAAGTTTTGCCATCGGCACCGGGCTCGCTAATGCAGTTAATGATTTTGCGTTGACGCCAGATGGTAAAATAATTGCTTGCGGTTCTTTTACTACTTATCAGAGCGTTGCCGCGTCACGAATTGTGCGCATCAACGCCGACGGTTCCAGAGATACTGCATTTAATATTGGAACAGGGTTTAACACGACTGTAAATTCTTGCGCGGTTCAAAGCGATGGAAAAATTGTTGCGGTCGGCGCGTTTTCGACATATAGCGGCGCGGGTTCAATTCGAATTGTTCGAATTAACGCAAACGGCTCCCGCGACACTGGATTTAATGTTGGAACCGGGTTTAATAGCACAGCAAACACTGTGCGAACACAGCCAGACGGGAAGGTATTGGTAGGCGGGTTTTTTACGGGCTACAACAATACCGATGTGCGATATATTGTGCGGCTTACGGATTCTGGCGCGATAGACAATACTTTTGACTTCGCGTTCGACAATGCAGTTGATCGCGTACTATTTGTGCCAGCGTAGCGCGAAGTAATAAGGAGTAGTTATGCGTTATGCGGAAGTTTCTGCGGCCGGCGACGTCGTGCGCACTTACACACAGTTACCGAAATCGTATCGCAACATCTCAAACTTTTTTGCGCTTAATCCAGAGCGCCTTAAAGATTTGAGTTGGAGCGGTAACGACGACGTTATGTTTTACGAGTACGTCGAGGATCGCCCGCCCACCGAGGCCGGAATGGTTGCTTCCGGGCCAATTTATACAGTTGATCACGCTGCCGGGAAAGTTATCGGCGTTTTTACTAATGTCGCCGCCCCGCCCCCGGCCCTGCCAGTTGTGCCAGAATCGATCTCCGCGCGGCAAATTCGAATGTGGCTTGTCAGCCGCGGCTACAGTTTGGCCGCAGTTGAAGCCGCTATTGAATCAATTGACGACGCTACGCAGCGCGAACTGGTGCGTATTGAGTGGGAATACGCACCTTACGTGGAACGCACGCACCCGGTCGTTATGTCGGTTGCCGCGAGCCTAGAAATGACCGCTGAAGATGTTGATCAGGCTTTTATAGAGGCCAGCCTTCTTTGAATTTTGCAGCGCTGTTTTTAATTGAGTAGCGGATACACGTAACAACCAGAGCGTCGAATGAAAACTTTGAATGCGTTTATGGCATTTATTTGTATCACCGCCACCGTGCTGGCGGCAATTTTGTCGTGGGCGCTGATCTACTTACGGCCGGCGCTGTAATTGTTTGTTGTTTTGTGCGTTATTTGCGCCGTTTAAACAGTAGATCGTGTGTACAAAATGTGCTATTTTATATGGCAGAAACCTCTGCTGCGAGAATAGCCCATGGCAAAAAAACGCATATCTGATCTGCCGCTGAAGGACTCGCCAGATCGCGACGACTTGCTGGCAATTGTCGATCAGCAGGCGGCAACGCCGACGACTAAAAAAACGACGATCGGTCGTCTTTTAGATATTTTGGGCGCGCTCACGTGGGGCGACCGCGGCGTACCAAACGGCGTTGCCTCGCTTGACAGCGGCGGCAAAGTGCCTGTCGCGCAAATTCCGGCGTCTATCATCGGCGTCGGCGCGACCGGCGCTCGCGGCGCGACGGGCCCGCAGGGCGCCACCGGCGCGGTTGGGCCAAGCGGCGCCGTCGGCGTAACGGGTCTTGTGGGGCCGATGGGCGCGAGCGGCGCAACTGGTCCGCAAGGCATAAAAGGCTTAACAGGCGCTACAGGCGCCACCGGCTTGCAGGGGTCGACCGGTGCAATTGGCATTACTGGCCCAACTGGCGCCACAGGGCCGCAAGGTGCTACCGGTATTGTCGGCGCGACGGGCGTAACAGGTTTTCAGGGTTCAACGGGCCCGACCGGACCGCAAGGCGCTACAGGACCGGCCGGGCCAACGGGCATTTTGGGTCCGATTGGCGCAACTGGCGCGATAGGGCCGTTTGGCCCAGTTGGCGCTACTGGCGTAACAGGCTTGCGCGGAGAAATGGGCCCCGTCGGCGCGACGGGTATTACAGGCCCAGCCGGTCCCGCCGGCGCAACCGGCCTTCGCGGGGCTACAGGTTTTGAGGGACCAACGGGCGCGACCGGCGTAGAGGGTCCCACCGGTGTAACCGGGCCCGAAGGCGCAACAGGTATTACTGGCCCTACGGGCGCGACTGGTTTAACAGGCGAAACCGGACCTATAGGCGAGACCGGCCCGCAAGGAGAACTTGGTCCCGTAGGCGCAACCGGCATTACAGGCGCGACCGGCGTTGAAGGGCCGACTGGCGCGACTGGCGCGACCGGAGAACTCGGGGCGACGGGCCCGACCGGCCCGACAGGCCCTACGGGCCCAACAGGTGTTACGGGTCCGATAGGCGCCACAGGCCTTCAAGGCGAGCAAGGCCCGCAAGGGGAACAAGGAATTGAAGGCCCTACCGGAGCAACCGGCGTAGACGGACCTCTCGGCGCAACAGGCGCTACAGGCGCAGGTGTAACCGGCGCAACTGGCGTTGCGGGCCTTGACGGCGAAACCGGCGCAACGGGCGCCACAGGCCCCGAAGGCGCCACAGGCGCCACTGGCGTGATCGGGCTTCCGGGCGATCAAGGAGAAACAGGCGAAACCGGCCCAACAGGCGCTACAGGTATCGCCGGCCCAGAAGGGCAAACTGGCGCAACGGGCGCGCAGGGCGTTGCTGGCCCGCAAGGACCTACAGGACCTACAGGCGCTTCTGGTCCGCAAGGCGAAGACGGAATCCAAGGCGAAGAAGGCCCGACGGGTGCAACTGGAATATCAGGTCCTACAGGGCCCAGCGGCCCGATGGGTCCGACGGGTCCTTTTGGCGCAACCGGCGCAACTGGTCCGCGCGGCATTACAGGCGCGACCGGAGCAGGCGTCACCGGCGCGACTGGCGTTGAGGGGCCCACCGGCGCAACAGGAGCCACGGGCGCGGGCGCAACAGGTGCGACAGGCGTCACGGGTGTCACGGGCGTCACGGGCGTCGCGGGCGCTACGGGCGTCACGGGCGCTACGGGCGCTACCGGGACATTTGCGACACTACAAGCAATTGTAGAAGTAACTGACGACTACACGCTTTCGGCAAGTGATATTGGAAAACTACTCCGCTGCACTAATAGCGCTCCTATCACAATTTCTGTTCCAGATTACTTCTATTACGAGGACCCCGCGTTTAGTCCGGGTGCGCTGTGCGACATTGTGCGGTCGTCTGCGTCAGTTACAATTGCGCCGTTTTCGGACGCGGTTATAGAGGCGACACCCGGGCTGAGTTTGCGCGCGACGTATAGCGCGGCTAGTTTGGTTATGCTAGATCAGTATACTTGGCTTTTAGCGGGCGATTTGGCGTAATTATTATGCGTGGGCACCTTGGCTTTCGAATTCGACCCCGACTCCCCGTAGATGTTGTCATCACGCAAATAACGCAAGACGCGCTCATATATCAGCCGCCGATCCCAGATGTTGTCATCACGCAAATAACGCAAGACGCGCTCATATATCAGCCGCCGATCCCAGATGTTGTCATCACGCAAATAACTCAAGACGCCCTGTTATATGCGCAGCCAGAAAATGAACTACGACTAACTCAACTGGCGTCTGACGTTTTGCTATATGCGCAAGCAGAAAATGAACTACGGCTAACTCAACTGGCGGCTGACGTTTTGCTATATGCGCAGCCGGAATCTGAAATTAGAGTGACACAAATTTCAATCGATGTTTTAACCTATTGAGCAACAAATCATGAGCGTAATTTTTTTCGAAGGTTTTACTAACGCCACCATTTCCGCTTCTGTGCCCAATAACGGCTTAGACCCCGCGTATTTGATTCCTACGGGTATATCTACTGCGAACAATAGCGCTATTCCTCCTTTTGTTGCATTTACAAGAAACAGCAGCAGCCGCCTAAAATTAACCAACATCGGCACACATGCGAATAAGAAGTTGTATTTTGGATTGCGCGTTAATTACTATGAAACAACGCCCGCTCTTCCGCTGAAAATTCTTGAGGTTTACAACGATTTAGACGCGCCTGTTTTGTCAATAGAGCCCGTGCATGAGTACAACAGCGCCGTTGCCGCAGCCAAACCGAACGTATTACTAGATGTAAAAGACGCAAACGACGTAGTTCTCGGTACATTTGTGGTATCAACAATAATTGCCGATACAGGTTTTTCTAAGAATGACGCCGACAGTTCAAGCGGTTATGGATTTTTTAACAACACATTAAAAGTTTTGGAATTTGAATTTGATCTAGTAGCAAATACTGTTGCCATGAGGTACGAGGGTCAGCCGCTAGTGACGACAACAAACGCGGCTAACGTTTCGCTTCCGGCGGGCGGATTCGCTATTGGCGGCTTCGCTACATATCCCACGTCCGCCGGCGTAAATTACGTCGGCTCTCAAACGCATATCTACGATCTTTACCTTGTCGATAATCAGGGGACTTTTGCAAATTCGTGGCTTGGGAAAGAATTTTCTATACAGCGAGTCAGTCTGCTCGGAAATCCGTTATTGAGTGACGGCTGGGTAGATCAGACTAACGCAACGTCTTTTAACGTAAGCGCGATTAATTCGTTTGACGGTGACGCCACGTATGCTCGCACGGGCACGTATCCTAACAATCTTTTATTTAGTGCCGCTACGGCCACGCCGCCGCAGGCTACGCCAATCATCGCCGGAATCAGAGTGCAGAGTGACGCGCGGAAATCGACTGATAACTCGAAATATGTGCATATTTTCCAGAGCCCAGATACGGCCGAGATATACGAAATCGGCAGCCCGCGGCTGCTTACAAACATTAATTACGCTAAATATACGCAGTTCATCAACGAAAATCCCGAGCGAGTAGGTGACGCGTGGAGTGTTGATGACATTAACAACGGCGGTTCGTTTGGCGTTAGGTCGCTCGACCCGGACGCCTGATACTATGGCCAAACTCACTATTATCAATTCGTGCTGCGGGCCGCGGTTGCGCACTGAAGGATGTAACGGGCCGCTTGTACTAGCAAATGAAGAGGACGATAAGGGCTGCTGTTGCGACGAGTGCCCCGAAGAATGCAGCGTCACGCAATATGGTCTATTGCAGGATGACTCCGGCTGGTCGGTGGATGCGGCCCCGACCGCTTTGCCAATTGAAATTAGTTTTAAGTATGAAAACGCGTCGAGCACCGGCTGCGGCGGTTCAAACAACAATGCGCAAGGCGGGTCGGTTACTTGTTGTTTTCGGCTTCAGGAAGAGAGCACAATTGAACTTGATGTGTCAGGGCCGGTAGAACAACAAAACGAAGGTTTTGACTTCGGCCGTATAGAGGTTGGCGGCGTTACTGCGAAAATCGGCAGTTTTGGCCGCGGGCTACAGTGCGTAATGATTGACACACAAGATACGCAAACAGTTGTGTTGCCGGCCGGCGTGCACAGTTACACCATAACCGCGGGAACTAATGACGGTTTATGGCATCAAAACATGACGCATACGTTTAAAATTCGCAAAACTTAATGCCTAAACTCTACTTTCGGTACGGCACCGTCGGCAGCGCCAAGACGCTCAATCTTCTCGCCGTAGCGCACAACTACCGCCAGCAGGGCAAGAAAGTCCTGCTCGTCAAGCCCGAACTCGACACGCGGTTTGGCGTAGATATCATTAAGACGCGCGCCGGATTAGAAATGCCGGCCGATGTTTTGGTTCCGCCTGTCGGACCTGCGCGGCTCCCCGATTTAGCCGGCGTCGTTTGTATTCTCGTTGACGAGGCCCAATTTTTGTCGCCGACTGCGATTGACCAGTTTCACCAAATCGTTCACGACAGCCCCAAAATCCCAGTTATTTGCTACGGGCTGCGCGCGGATTTTCGCCGCCAATTATTTCCCGCAGCCGCTCGCCTCGCGGAACTTGCCGATACTATTGAGGAAGTCAAAACCACGTGCCATTTCTGCTTGCGGAAAGCCGTATTCAACCTTAAACTGCTCGACGGCGTGCCCACTATGTTCGGGCCGTCTGTTGAACTGGGCTGCGAAGAAAAGTATCTACCCGCGTGCGCCGGCTGTTTTAACGAGCAACATAGACGTGCTGGGAACTCAAACTGCTGACCGTACTCACGCACGATGGTTACGCACGTTGTTATTTTGTTGGGCTGTTTTGCTGCAATCATTGCGGCATTTCTTTTTCTGGCCGCGCGCGACGAACGAGATACGCGGCGCCGCAAACAGCAGTACGAAGAAGAAAGACAGCGCTTCCGCAACGAAATCGACGCAATTTTGGCGCGCGCTGTGGCTCAACAAAAAGAAGATAAGCCAGCCATGGGTTTGCCGGTCACCAATAAAGAACGGCAAGATCGGCGTCGAGTAATCAAGTTGTACCCTTAGTCTGACTTTTAGGAGAAGTTATGGGTTGCTGCAATAAACAAGGCGGCTGCTCCAAGCAAGAAAAAGACTTGCCCACCGACGCGCTGCTTGAATCCTTGTCAGGACTAAGCGCCGATCTCGTTGGGAAGTTACTTCAAGTTGCGGCGGCAGGATTAAAAGCCAACACGCTGCTCCGCCAATTTGGATTCACGGGCACAAAAGCCGGAGAACTCGCCAAACGGATCGCCGACTTGGCTATTGAAAACGAGTATTTGCGCAGTGTATTAGATTTGTATTCTCCGGTCACCTTCAATGCGGCCGCCAGTCAGGTCGAGATTTTTTTCGGCCCGGGCAACGAGTATGTGTTAAAAATTCCGCTTACATCAAAGAGCGATCGCGAACGGATTGTCACGCAATTACGCGCGGCAGCCGATAAACTGGCTCGCGTTGAAGACTCCGCAGAAACAACCCAGCAATTCTTACCGTTTTTCGACAAGTAAACTCGGCTGTCAAAGGATTGACAATGGCTAAACCGACGCTGCACCTAATCGGCATTTTTCACACAATTCACAATCAGGCGTATTCGCATTGCGCGTTTACCGGGAAAGCCCTGCGCTTTTCTAAGATGATGCGCCCGTTTGGTTACAACGTCATCGAATACGCTAACGAGGGCAGCGAAAGCGAAGCCGACGAAAAAGTGCCGATGTTGCTTAAATCGCAGTTTGACGAATACATCGGCCGCCGCGACAAAACAGCCTTTCATGGAGACGTCGCAACTGTTGGTACAAAGCCGCATCAAATTTTTGAATCCAAACTGATCGCGGAAATGAGCAAACGGATTAAACCAAAAGACTTGATCTGCCACCCATTCGGCCACGCTCATTCTCGTTTATTGCAAGAATTTCCCAAGCACACGCACATTGAAACCGGCATCGGTTACCCGACGCTGGTAAAAGGCACAATGCGTATTTTTGAATCCGAAGCGTGGCGGCACTACCACTGCGCCAAGGAAGACAGGCAAGGCACAAACTACGAGTGGGTTATTCCTAACTACTTTGATATCGATCACTGGTCGCCCAAATATGAGCCCGGGCAATACTACGCTTTCTTGGGTCGGATTTCGTCGTGCAAAGGGCTCGATACAATTAAAGAAATCGCGAAATACATCGGCAACAAAAAAATTATTCTGTGCGGACAGGGCGATCCAACTCCGTGGCAACACCCCAACATCGAATACTGGGGGCCGATTACCGGTCAGCAACGCAGCGAATTTATGCGTAACGCAATTTGCTCGCTGATGCCCACAAACTTTTTAGAGCCGTTTGGCGGTTCTGGCGTGGAAGGCATGTTATGCGGCACACCGCTAGTATCCACAGATTACGGCGCATTCACAGAAACCGTAGTGCCGGGCTTGACGGGTTATCGGTGCAAGACGTTGCGGGACTGGCTAGAGGCGCTGGAAATCGTCGGTGATTTGGATCGCAGAAAAGTGGCTGAACACGCGAGGCATAAATATAGTCTGCAAACATGTGGCGCAATGTACGACAAGGCGTTTACGCAAATTTACGAATTATACGGTAAAGGCTGGTACACGCTTCCCGATAAGTATAAACAGCGCAAAATTGACGCGCCGCCAGTTTCGAATCCCGGCTAAATTTTTGCCAAAAACCGGGCATATTCTTAGCACCCCCGTGGTTCTTTATTACGGGACTTGGGTGCGCGTTTCGACACCGGGAGGGAACCCATGTCCACGCTTCGTCTGCTTCGCGAGGTCGCGATGTTTGTCGCCGTTGTCGGTGGCGCAGCGCTCGGTTATGCCGCGGGTCAAAGTTTTGAATCCGGCGGGCAACTCGTGTGTGCGTTTGTCGGCATGGGGGCCTTCGGGGCTTTCGCGGACATCTGTCTGCGCGGAGGAAAAAACTGATGATGCAACTTGTACGTGCGTTGTTTCTTTCGACGTTCTGGTGGTGGATGGCGGTACTGGCGTTCGTGCTCGGCTACGCGACGTATGTCAACGCTGAGCGCCCGGAAGAGATGGAGATTCGCGCGGCTCTCGATCAAAACTTCGAGGCCTACAATCGCGAAGACGTGCCGGCGATGATGGCGACGCTCTCTCCCACGCTACCGCGGCGGGACGAGTTTGCGCAGCAGTCGGCGGCCCTGTTTCGCGACAACGACGCGTATATCAGCGTGCTCGATTTTGAATTGCTAGAGGTGCGCGGGCAGTACGCTGTCGCCCGCGTTATCCAAGGCACGACAACCCGAGACGACGCGCCTGAGCCCACGCCCGAAGAAGCCTTTTATCGAGAACACTCTAAACTCTTGCCCAGCGAGGCGGAGACAGAATATGTTCAAGGCTTCAAAAAGGAGCGGGGCAAATGGCGGCTATGGTTGGTCATGACGCAGCCGCGAAAGCCCTTCGTCGGCTACACTGACGACGGCGTGTATCACGGCCCGAACGCGGCCGAGATTAATCGCAGGAACGGCGTAAAAACGCGGAGTCATTGCCCGGGCGGAAACTGTTCATTTCCGCGAATTCGGGTGACGGCGCAGTGAGTGGTTGGGGCTGTGGCGCAACGGTAGCGCAAGGGACTTTTAATCCTTTGGTTGTGGGTTCGAATCCCACCGGCCCCATTGGTTGGTTTTGTTGTTTTCATCACTTCAAGGAGGAGCCCGATGAACTGGCTCGTAATGTTGATCGTGACGCTGCTCACGCCCATTGTGCAGCCGATTGTGCAGCACAGCGCGCAGCGCGTTCAGGCGCGATTGCAGCAAAACCAGCCGCAATACGTGCAGCCTTCCCCACAGCCCCAGTTCGTGTACCATGAGGGGCGGTGGTGGAAATTCGAGAACAACCAATGGTACGTGGAGGTCAAATGAC